CCCTCCTCGGGGGGTTGGTACGACTTGAGGATGGTTATGGATCACACCCCAGAGGACGTAGGATCGAAACCTACCACCGGTATACCCCCACACAACTTTTTTTTCACATTCCTCTTCTCTTTATTTAGGAATATTTATTGTGTTGTATATATATATAATTATATATATAACTTCATCATAATTATGAAATCTTTGCGAAAATATCGCGTTTCAAAAAAACGAAATAGACGTATGCGTAAAACATCTATATCGAATAAAAAACGTAAAATAAATCAAGTCGGAGGACTTCTTGATCCACAATTATTTGAGGATTTGTTAACGAAGAACGATTCAACGAAACTGACGTCAAAAAACAAGCTTAACGAGGACTTGCTGCGGCAGCTTAGTCCTGATCAATTTGTCGAGCTAGTAAGATGGCGTAGTGGATTGGGTTGGGACCTAGAGAAGGTAATAAAAGAAGCCGAACCGGAATTGAGACGCAACTACCAGGCGTGGATGTTCCAACCCGATACAGTTGAGGAGCTTATTACTAAAGGGAAGTCTTACCAGGAGCTTATTACTAAAGGGAAGTCTTACCAACAGCGGATGAATGGGGAACTACAGATTCTTATGCGGGGGTTGCAAAAGTTGTATCGAGAAATAAACACAGAGCTAAGAAAATTAAATCCAAAAAAAGCCCAAGCAGAGGATGATGCCCGTGTCGCCGCTATGAAAGAAGAAGAGAGACTGAAATCCTTAAAGTGGTCCGAGAAACCCTTGGCGGTACGTGCGGATATGATGGGGATGATGGCACACAGTTGGCGTATACCAGAAACGGAACGTGACCGCTTCGAGCGGAGAGCGAGGGCTGCGGAAGCAGAAGCTGCGCGACGGATGCTGACTCCCGACTTGCTGATGGGACTCAACACTAAAGAGGTTGCCGTATTAGCAACAAGGCGTGCTGGAATTGTTCCTCCGGACGATTGCGTGCGGGCTATGATTCGCGCCAGAGTGACCTCTGTGAACTACCAATGGAATTGGACACCCGACCACATTGGTGATGTCCTTAACGCAAGTAAGTATTTCCAGGACCACCTTGATCACCGCGATAAAATTATCGATGCACTCGTTGCGATGGCTGCGGAAGCAGATGCACAAGGAGCGCGAGAAGCGATGGATGCGGACCCAGAATTTGATACTTTGACGAAACAATTTAATAACCTCAAAATCAGTAGTGGGCCCCCCTCGTCACGACACGAAAGTCCAACTTCGCGAAGGAGCAACGGTAAATGATAAAGATAGAGCGAGGCGCAATACGAAAATGAGCCGTCACACATTGATATTATATAATTAATCAATAATAAATAATACAATTACTTATTATTGCTTCCCTTATGCAGATAATGTAGAATTACCATTTGAATCTACGTGTATTGTACCGCTAACAATTTGAGAGCGTATCGCGCTACTATTTGTTGACCTATTGCTAACAACACTTCGGTTTGTTGGTGTATTCGGTATACTACTATTCGGTGTTAACTGATTCGAATTCGCGTTTGAAATATTAATTCTAGTATCTGAGTTGCTATTTTGATTCGTAACTATATTCTCTGTTATATTCGAAATATCCGGCGTCGTATTTCCTAATTGAATATCTCCGCCATTCATATTGGATAATTCGGTGATATTGTTACTGGCTAGAACGTCAGTGCGTTCGGGGCTTCCATCTCGACTTCCGTGTCGACTTGCATAATCATTGTCGTCTTCTGCACTATTTATTTTCACTTCAGTTAATCCATTCACGAAATTTGGCTTCTTTACCTTTTTGTATCTTCGGTATTTTTCGTTATATTGCACAATAATATCGTCATCGATTAATGGTGCTATATCTTGCATATTTTTTATGTCTGTTTTCACGATATTCATCATATTCTCTGCTGATACTCTCTGTGATCTGTTTAAAGACAATTCTATCTGTATTTTCTTATATATCTGTGAAAATTGTAATGAACAGATTCGGTGCGATTCTGCCCGCTTTGCGAGTTGGAAATACGTATCTACTGACTTTATAATTCCAACAAACACACTTCCTATACCTAAAATAATATTCATCTTATCATATTGCAAATCTATACCTGTTATAAAACCAATCGCGCTACTTAAGATAATAACTGGTATGTTAATATAGTTCGATCTGCGATAATACTTTTCATACGATATTCTATGTAATATAGATAACGATTCACATTCTTCTGAATTCTCCTTAAGGAGTTGCTCTAATTCCGAATTGTATCGAATAGGAACGGCTGTAGCCATAAATAATATAAAAAAGAATGATTATGTATAATTCATATAAAATAATATATATAATCAGAACGATCCACCACGACACACAATATTTACCCCATTTTCTATATCAAAATACTGATTCGTGTTTACTAGGTAACACAAGTGCGAATATTCCGAGTGCGATAAACCATAGTAAATAACTTAGAAAATATACATACTCTACGTTAAGCATTTCTAATGATTTGAATATTATCCAGGAAACAAAAACTAACACCAAAAAATAAAAAAACTTACTACCAATAAACCCCATTTTTTAGAGATTATAATAAAAGTAATTCAATATACTAATAGTGTATAATATATTCTATACATTTTCACATCGCATTATTTTCGTGTTTTGAATTATGAAATATTGTATTCACGAAAAGATGAATTATATGTATCTGGAATATTTGTTGTATCAACGTGATAATAAGTTAGTTGCTGAAATCTATCAAAATCATATACGCACCAAAATGGCGGGATATTATCATAATCTGATTTTTTCATCGTATGATTGTTAGTGGTTCTAATTCCGTCTAGACTATAATTCCCATTGTATATTGTATTATAATCTCTCGCCCACGAATAATCATATGTGTGAAAACTTGGACTTCTATCTAAATATTCTATATAATTCATATCTTTCGGTACACTTTTATTTTCGAATATTGTTTTATTCGCCTTATATTGCTTTATAATCGCATTGTTATATTTATCATCAATGAAGACGGTTCTCATCTTACCTGTGAATACTGCATAACGGGTAATTCCGCCGTTTGTATATTTTTGTCCTCCTTTACTTGACGACGTTGCATCAGATAAAAACATATTTCTATAATCATAACATCCCCACCGAAAAGAATTATCAAAATCAGTGAAATAATAAAACGGACCGTATCTACTCGATAATGGCTCTCTTCGTAGTCCAAATTTCGAAATTGACTCCGTATAACAAAAATTAGTTCCAGTATACAACACTACAGGTAATTCTAGATTTTCACCATTTGATTCTAATATGATTAACTGAGGATGATCTATAAATAAATCAACTACAGTAGTATCTATCGGAATATGTAAGTATCGTTTATTGTTGATTATTTCGGTAGCACATACCCAGAACCAATTTTTACCTTTATTTTCCTGCAAAGAAATAAAATATGGATTATATTCTTGATTAAAATATACTTCGTAAAATATGTAACATTTTCTCGATTCTGTCGACGATGACGACGATGACGACTGTTCGTTTGTATAATATCCTTTATATCTGAACTTCGTTGAAAATAATTGACGGATGGTATGATCGAACATATTTTTCATAGAATCCGGCTCTAATTTACTTCGTTTAAATTTGGTAAAAACACATGATGTATCATTATGATACAACAAAAATTCAAGAAATGGTGTTTTAGTTTTAGTATTTATTCTATAGATTACAAATTGAAAATCATAATGGTGTATATCTTCAATTTCATCAATATTATATAATAACTCATTCTCTATAAACGGATATCTATACATTAACATATCAATATTATCATAGTTTGTATTTGTTGCCGTTGTTATATAGTCGTGAAGTTCGTATACGTCAGTGTCTATGTCTTCGTTTATTTCTGTATATGACGACGCTTCAGAACGCCCATCGTTACCACTTTCATCGTCGCTATTTTTTAAATATCTAGAGCGAGACCTAGATCGAGACTTAGATCGAGACTTAGAGCGAGACCTAGAGCGCGGAGATTTTGGGTCATTTTCGCTAATAGACGAATTCGTATCTTCTGTATTATGGTGGTTAAATATGCTATATACTATTTGCTTTTTGTTTTTACCTCTACTATGAAACATTTTATATACAAATACTTTACATATAAAATATATATTTATTTATCTTTTATTTCGGTATTTTCATCTTAATCGCTTCTTTTACCTTTTCTACTCTAGATGCGACTAAAAATTCGTTTAGACTATTCGCACTTTCAGTATCATCCTTATAATAGGTTAGCAAAGCATTTTTCAGTTGACCTTTATTAAGAGGTGGTCGCGTTTTAGTCTTCGAATAAACAATTTTACCATTGGTAATATCAAAACAATCGATTTCATTTTTACGCATCACGTTCATAAGTGATGAAGACAATTGTTGATGAATTAGCTTGCGTTTTTTTATTTCCTGTGTTAGTGTACTTATTTCGTTTTCTACACGTATCCATTGTCGCAAGTAATCCTTAACTTGCTCTTTTGTTATCGTATTTGATTCAGTTGACGATACATCTTCTGTGATATTTTGGGTTGTCTTGTTCGAACTTTGATATGTTTGAGGTGACGGGTGTTGCGGTGCCTGTTGCGGTGCCTGTTGCGGTTGCGGTTGCTGTGGACGTGGCTGTGGCTGTGCCTGTGGCTGTGCCTGTGGCTGTGGCTGTGCCTGTGGCTGTGCCTGTTGCTGTGCCTGTTGCTGTGCATATCGTTGTTGAATATTCAACTGTTGTTGTTGTAGTCGTTGTATATAATCAGATTGTTGCGACATTACGTTTATAAAAACCTAAGATTATAACACTCTTAACTTACAAATATTTAGCTAAACGATGATTCGTATAAAATAATATATATACATACATTAAAACATATTAAATGCTAAAACGTGTTAGATTAACTCTTATGGGAGATATCCATAATAATCTTAAAAATGCATCATATACGCCTGGTTCTGGTGTAGGATCCACAAGTATAGCTGTAAGACGTGCTAAATTACGTCAATCATCCAAACCATCTCCTGTTTTATGTCCTTTGCAAATTTTACCTGGTAATTCCAGGGCAAATAGCTTAATGTGATGTCTCTTGCATAATAATCCTGTACTATACATTGTATTATTATGTTCATTACCTTCATTTTTATGTTCATATATTTTTAAACCACACATACTTCCTTTTCTGTTTCCTGTAGTCAATATGTAAGAACATTTTGTAGTATCTACATTATTAGTATCAACACTACTTGAAACAATTATATTTTCATCAGTTATCTTAATTTTAAATTTAGAATTAGACTTAGTATTTTTCTTGGATGTAGTAGTATCTGACTGTTTTGTATGCATCATTTTTAGATGTGTTTTACATACCATTCCATATATTTCATCATATGTTGGTAGATTATTACATACCTTATCAATTGATTTAGTATCGTAATAGCAACATTTCATACTCGGCATACATAGATTCGAGGGAGAGTTAACATAACGTATTTGTTTCACATCTGGGTAAGGATAATACGGTAATAATTTATGGGTTATTGTTCTGCAATATGGGCATTTTATCTCGTTATAACTCAGTTTGGTTGTTTCCATATTAATAGATGAATTATAATAATGAACTACCACATTATTATCGGTATTGTTAGTATTGTTAGTATTGTTAGTATTGTTAATATTGTTAGTATTGTTAGTATTGTTAGTATTGTTAGTATTGTTAGTATTGTTAATATTGTTAGTATTGTTAATATTGTTAGTATTATTTGTTAAATTCACATAAGATGCAGTCATTGTAGATGATATGTTTTTAGGTAATACAGAGCATTTTTGCATTAAAACCTCAATAAATAATGGTTTATAATTAAACTTATGACCGCATTCAAGAGTTACGTGATCAGGAGTCAACGGAGTTCCAGTTATTAAGCATTCATTTGTGTCTTTTGTTTCTAAAGCAACACTCTGAATATCCTGTAATTCTTTGAAAAAATCAATACCTCCTTCGATAGTATAGTGTACCATTATAGAATTTTATTATAATTATGCAATAGTTCTATAATTATTGTATAACATATTTTTATATAGTATATATAGTACAAGTTATATTTAGATATTTAGATTATTATATTCATAAAAACTAATAATAAGATTATAACATAATAAATGGTATCAAAAAGTGTATGGGGTCCGTGTGTGTGGATATTGTTTCATACATTATCATACAAAGTAGTTCCTTCGGAATTTGAATTATTAAAGTTCGAGTTAATTCAATATATACAGAGAATATGTTCAAATTTACCGTGTCCTGAATGCACACAACACGCAACAGAATATATGAAACAACATTCTCGCCGTATTTCAGCAATCAACACAAGAGAACAATTACAAGAATTTTTAGTTGATTTTCATAATTCAGTAAATGTTAGAAAGGGGAAACCCGTATTCTCATATGAACAAGCTGAGAATAAATACAAACTAGCGAAAACGGCTATTGTGATACAGTATTTCTTTCAAATTTATGGAGAAAAATCAAACGGTAATTTAAAAATGATAACGAATGGATTTCAAAAACAAATACTATTGTCTGAATTTTCTGCCTGGATTATTAATAATTATAGTAAATTTTACCAGTAATGTTTACTAGTAATTTTGATATAATTTATTTTCACGCAAATAAATTATAATATTCATCCTCACGCACCAGGTACAACAGGGGAACCGTTCTTATACAGCTGACATTTAAACGACTGTTTTGCTGGACGTTTGCATACAACATTATTACTAGTTAAATCATTAAAAAATAGTAAACTTTCGAGTTCATTTGCGATTAAAAAAGAATAGCTTGCTACACCACAAACAATACCTAATACAGCTCCAACTAGAATACCTTTAAAGTCTGTACAACTATTTGTAACTTTAACAGACACATCTACCATAAATAAAGTAACAATTAATCCGACAATCCAGTAATTTACATCATTATTTACTACCATCGGCATAAGCAGATAAATAAACGTAAATGCGATAAACACACTGTTAAAATTTGGAAGTGTATACTGACTAGGCATTAATGGAAAATCAACCAAATTGCATATTGCTGGTCGTACGGATACTATCGGTTGATTATATTTCAATAATAAACTAATCCCATAACTAATAACCGATGCTCCTAGTATGAACAATAAATATATTAGACCTTTAATATTTTGATTAAAAATGGAGACTAATACTAAAAATGTTCCTAAAAATAATGGAGACATTAATCCAAGTATTTGAATAAAATTCGATAAACTAAACTCGAGACCCATTTTTATATGTTTTAATTGTTTATGGCGTTCACTTGTATATAAATAATATAATTTAATTTTCGTTCAAATATATCATTCGTGGAGATAATTCATAATTATTGCGATTCGAAAATAAGTTCATCAATATAATGCATATCAAGTATCGAATGAGTGATACGAATATAAACACAAAATTTTATATAATATAGCTGATTCATCACACATTTGTTTTTATACATTTGTAATTATTATTATTATTATTATTATTATTATTATTCAAGGTGATATAAAATGGGAATACCCAGTTATTTTGTAAATCTAGTAAAGTATCACAAGCAAATTGTGAAAAAAATGGGATCACTTCCGATGGTGCATAATTTGTATATGGATACAAATGGACTTGTTTATGATGCGGTTAGAATATTAGGTTCAAATAAAGGAATGTCGAATGATGACTATGAAAGTGCGATCATTGAGATGGTATGTCTGAAGATATTGGGATATATTCAACTATTAAACCCTAAATATAGTGTATTTATTGCGTTTGATGGTGTTGCCCCTGTCGCTAAATTGAATCAACAGAGAGAGCGTAGATATAAATCCTGGTTCACAACGATTGTCGAGCAGGCGATAAACAATACGGCGATTGTGAATGAAAGTAGAATAAATAGAGATAAAGCTGCGAAATCCATTAATAATATTGTTCATAAAGCGTGGAATACATCGTCGATAACGCCAGGAACGCAATTTATGAATAAATTGAATACCCGAATGATTGATTTTATAGATGTGCAAAATAGATTAGCATCTACTAATCTTGTAGATGGTATATCTAGTAGACCATTGAGATACATCTATTCTGGAAGTAATGAACCTGGCGAAGGTGAACATAAGATATTTGATCACATTAGATCAACGCCCGAATATCACAAAGATACAACCACTATGATTTATGGTCTTGATGCTGATTTAATTATGTTATGCCTAAATCATTTACATATATCAGAAAATATATTCTTGTATCGAGACACACCTGAATTTATTCAGTCAATTGATAGTAATCTCTCAAAAGATGAAAATTATTATCTGGATATTCCATTATTTGCGTGTTCATTGGAAAAATTGATGAGAGAGACAAAGGAAACTGGCGTTATACCAGATATGGGGTATGTTCCACAAAATGCAGATTCAAGTAAATTGGTTGTTTCCACCAAGAAAATAACGCAAAATGTAGTAGCAGCAGTTGATGATTACATTCTGATGACTTTTATGTTAGGGAACGACTTTATGCCGCATTTCCCGTCGATTAATCTAAGAACAACAGGTATGAATGTGTTACTGCAAACATACGCACATATTTTTAAAGGAAGTAGTAATTATTTAGTGAAACGTGTGATTTCGAAAAATAAGGAAGAAGGAACGAAAAAGATAATTGATTGGGCGCAATTTCGACTGTTTATCGACCATCTCGCATCAAATGAGCATAATCGATTTATGGATGAGCACAAAACGAGAGATAAGCAAAGCAAACGCTTTGGATACAACAGCCATAATAGAGGAGATAACACAAATGGAAGATATAATAATTCATTGGAGACATCAAAAGTAGTAGGCGGTTCTGTATTAAATAAAAGCGAAACCGATAACGATAATGAATACAAGGTGGATTTGACTGAGTTGACTGGAATTGCGTGTGATAAAATAACTGGTATGGTAACAAATAATAATACAATGAATGAGTTTATGTCTATACCATTACGAGACCGATCAGTAGAAAAATACATTGATCCATTCAGGGAGGATTGGGAATATCGTTATTACGATGCATTATTTGGAATCGATATTTATGATAAAAGCTTAGTAGGGAAAGAAATGAGCCGTTCGCAACAAGTATGTGTGAATTATATGGAAGGTTTGGAATGGACATTACAATATTATTCGAATAAATGTATTGATTGGAGATGGTGTTATAAATACGCGTATGCGCCATTATTGAGTGATTTAATACGTTATATTCCGCATACAGATGTAACGATGATGTTTGAAAAAGAGAAGTCACCAGTACTCGAGTTGGTACAATTATGTTATGTATTACCTATGGCTAGTCATACATTATTACCACCAAAGATATCAGAAAAGATTAAAACAGAATATTCGCATTATTATTGCGATAAATTGGAATTTAATTGGGCATATTGCAAGTATTTTTGGGAGGCTCACACAGAATTGCCGCATATTCGAATTGCGGATTTAGAACGGCTTGTAACTACTACGCAATAATTCATCATATGAATGAGACATAGATTCGCACATTGGAGGTGGTTTTTCATCATCTGATACTTCTGCTTTCTCAAGTTTAACCTCTTTCGCAACACGTTTTATTACTTTTTGTATATTTGATTCTTCGCCATCGAGTACGACATCGGATAATTTCATATACGCGGTATTAGCGCGAGTTCCGCTGTTTATACATTCTGGATGATTATCAGCCCAAGAAGACATCAATCCGATATTTTTCTGCTCGACAACTCGTACTGCATTTTTAAGACGTGTATTATCGATTGTACTTCTTTCCCATTTATTCTCATCTTTCACATACAATGTTTCGCGTTTTAGATCGCTACAATGTATAGGTCTTTTGCACAATTCAGTATTTTTTAAATTATCGATGATAATTGAAGAGATACCTTCAACATACCCGACTTTTCCAACATTTTCAAGATCCGCCAAACTAACATTTATATTTCGTACAAACTCAGACATATTCATCGCATCCTTGCATTGTTCGTTAAGAAAGAAGTTAATGTTAAATGTCTTATTATGTGCATTATGATGATTATTATTATTACCAGTAGTCGTTGTATTAATTTGAGTAGAATGTTTGCAAATATCGAATACTTTATTCTGTAATTCAGCATTTTGTTTCTGTAATTCAGCATTATTTTTCACAACTTCAATTACCATAGAAGTCAAATATGCGATATTATTGTTGTTATTTACGGAATCGTAATTTCCAACACAACATGTCTTTGTATGTACCCATAGTCCATTGCGCGACTTGTATTGTTTTGTGCATTTGGGACATTCGTATATTTTCGCTCCATAAATGCAGTCATTACTATAGGTTGCTACTTTTGCTACTTTTGCGTCACTTGTATGCTTGATGGTCTTAAGGTGTTTCGCCAGGTTACATTTCTTTGACGTAATATAGTCACAATTTTCACATCTAAAAACGTTTCCTGACTTTTTGGGTCCAGCGTCACCTGTGCATAATATGCTCACGTTTTTAGGCATCGTCTAAAAAAACTCTTATTGAAATAGTAACAGTGCTACTTTTTGCTACTTTTTATCACCGTGCGTCACTTGGTTCCTAAACTATGTCCATATTATAACCCCTCCGGATTGAACGATCGAAAAAATATCAGTCACAATTTTTTAGACCAAAAAAACACATTTGTGAGCATAATGGTCTAAAACGTGTTTTGCATTTCTTTTTCAAAAGTCTCCAGCGCCAATCCAAAAAAGGACATTTATAAATGTCCAAAAAACGACCTAAAAAATCCGATTTTCGACGCCAGACAGACACATCCACCAACCGATATTATCGTAAGGTTACACACTGGCGTTACAAAAAGTTGTGACTGACGCCGAAAAAACAAAACGATTTTGCGTCCAGACTGACTATTTGGTTTTCGTAATTAACTTAAATATTTAATATTTAATAAGAGTATAATATTTAATTTTAAAGCGAATATTTTTTCACAAAGTATCCAATAAAAATGCAAATGCAATTGGTTGGAACGGAACTTTCGAGAGAAACATTTAAGGGATTATTGGATTATAATTCTAGCCAAGGTAAACATACAATATTAAAACTAACAGCAACTTGGTGTAAACCGTGTCAAACAATTAAAGAATTAACTATGATAGAGATTGCGAAATTAGCTACACCGTTGATCTGTTGTTATGAAATTGATGTGGATGAATCCTTCGATTTTTATGCATTTATGAAGCAAAAAAGAATGGTAAATGGTATACCTGTGTTTCTTTTTTATAAGAGTGGTAATGTAGGATTTGCGCCAGATGATTCAGTAACTGGATCTAATCCTCCGGATATACAGGCATTTTTCGAGAGATGTAAGAAGGTATAATAATGATATTCGAGAGATATCAGATAAATATGTGATTAGAATATAAATTTATGATGTAAAAGTATTATATACTTCATAAATTCACAATGGAATCTCTCGATCTAACAATTGAGAATTACGAATTACCTGATTTATTAGCGTTATTTAATTTACCAGTTTTGTTTAATGATGTAGATTTAAAGCGAGCAAAAATTATGGTTTTAAAGACACATCCAGATAAAAGCAAGCTTCCGAAGGAATACTTTCTATTCTTCACAAAAGCATATCGGATTATTCACCAGATTTATACAATTCGTAATCCATCCATCAAAGAACATTATACAGAACGTGTTCATAAAAATCATAATGCACATCAAGCGATTCCATCGATGGGGTGTCTCGCAAAGGATACATATGTTCCAATAGATGAAAACACGGCCGCAAAGGCTGGTGCGAAAATTGTAGATTATGACCGCGTAATTCGTAAAGAAGGCTATGCAGTTGATCAAAAAGATGATTATGAAATGCAATCTCATTTATTAATGAAAAAACGTTTGGATGAAATGATGGGAACATCGAATGTAGAAATCTCTCGAACCGGTGAAAATAAAGCAAATAAATTGAGAGAATTTAACACTTGGTTCAATCAAAAGTTTGAGCAATATAAACTGAAAGACGACGAACAAGAAGGTGGATATGATGATTGGTTTAGAGGAACTGCAGATAATCCGGACGAAGAATCTACAATGGATGATACGAAGACGTGGACAGAAAAGGTGGAGTTTTTAAACAAACATAAACGCGAGTTAAGAGATAAATATGCGCTTGTCGAGAGAAAAGAAATAGAACAAGCCGAATATAGTATGGGTGGTGGTATTGGTAATACATATGATCTCACAAGAGAAAGACCGCAGGAATATTCGAGCGGTTTGTTTGGAAATTTGAGATACGAAGACCTAAAAAAAGCGCATACAGAATCTGTAATACCGGTTACAGAAGAAGATTACCATAATACGAAACAGTTCCGTAACGTGAACGAATTGCAGTCATTTAGAGATATGAGTAAACGCGAATTCAATATGAATGAAACTCATCATAAAATACTGTATAACAAAACCAAAATATCACAAGAAGAAGAAGACACGCGTCGTGCATTTATTTTAGCAAAACAAGACGAAATCTCTCGAGATATTCATAAAAGATTGTATAATGATATGTTTCGATTGCGATAATACCGAAATAGAAATTATTAAATTATATATATAAATTAATAATAACAATAATAATAATAGAAATAATAATAGAAATACGATGCTGGAAAACAAATTATTAAAAATAGGTATTGCGTATCTTGTTATTATGGTAATTGGTTTTTTTTACAATAAATACAAAAAAACTGTAGATGTTGAGGAGCAATATCAAGATAATGAACTGATACAAAAATACTTATTAAATGATAGCACGCTAATTCGGAATAACAAGCCAGTATTATGGGTTCATTTAGAATTTGATAAGAATGCTAGAGATTGGGAGAATTTTCATTCTAGAACCAGTGATAACTTAAACCAACCATATCAATATTTGACTATACGCAGTCTTATTGAAATGTGTGGTGAAAGTTTTAATGTTTGCCTTCTAGATGACGAGGCATTCACGCGAATTATTCCAGAATGGAGAACAAGAGTGGATCATTTACCGAAACCTTTGCGCTCACATATGCGAGAGTTAGCAATGGCTAATATCCTTTATCTTTATGGCGGATTCACAATTCCAAGTTCATTTATTTGCTTTTACGATCTTCGAAGACTGTATGATGCACATTTAGAACAATCGAACGTTGTGATTGGTGAATTGCGAAGCGTATCTAGCATCGCTTCTGAATCGCAATATTCTCCATCTACAAAAATCTTAGGCTGTCGCAAAAATGATCCGTTAATGAAAGAATACAGTGAATATTTAGACCAACTCGTATCAAAAGACTACACAAGTGATATGGATTTCACTGGTGAACCATCCAGGTGGTGGATGAGTAAACTGAATAAACCCAATCAAAACTGTTTTGGGTTGGAAGATAATCAAATACAGCCAAAACAGTCAGATATTTCAAAATATAAAGTATCACTTATTCCCGCGGAAGAATTGGGTGCGAAAACAATAACTAATAAACCGGTATTACTAGAAGAACTTTTGGGTGATGTAGACATTCGAATTTCGCCGACATCTGCAGGTATATACATTCCAGATCAAGAAATACTCAAGAGAACCAAATTTCAGTGGTTTGCTCGTCTTTCGCCATCACAAGTGCTAGAATCTAATACATTAATTGGTAAATACATACTTGCAAAATCCAGCGGTTGTTGAATAATGATGAAATTTAGGTCGCAACTATCTAAACAGTAGAATGAACAATACGTAATAAATTATTAGTGAACAAAGCCAATTCGATATCGTGCTCATGTATGTTATGGAATATAGTTATATACTTACAAACCAATGACGTGATTTTGTATTTTATGTCTTCGGTATATAAATTTGTTAGCTTAACAAATAGGAAATAATTGTCCAAAATATCCAATACTGAATATCCTTGATCATTTAATATAAATAAAATACGTATTGCATTATTTAATGATTTTTCGCCCAAAAGAATAAACCGCGTATATTCCTCAAAATAATGAAAACTAATATTCGAGCAAATTTTATTCGCCATATCATACGTGATTTCCTGGTCCAATAGCTTAATTTTTTCCATATAATTAATTAATGTTCGAACAGAACCATTTGATATATGAAGTAAAAAACATTCTGCATCATCGTGAATAACCAACTGTTCATTTTTCTTTATTTTTCGCATTATTTTACTAAGACATTCCTGGTTTAATTGATTAATTTTAATAATTATATTTCTTGACTGAAATGTATCTACAACTTTCTGAATATTTGTACACGATGATATAAAATGTACATTATGACTGTATTTATCAATACAATTACGAAACACTTGCTGCCCCTGTTCGTTTATTAAATCGATATCATCCAGTAATACTATTTTCTTTTTTCCTGGAATATGCGAACACGTTTGACAAAAGATTTTAACATCATTACGATAATACTGAATTCCTTGATCTTTTAAGCTATTCAAAACGAGTACATTATCTTTATTATAAGAGTCAGTATTATAATATTCGCGTATAATCGCATTAATCACGGATGTTTTACCTGAGCCAGAATCACCATAAAATAATATATTAATATTATTCATCTCAATTAAACTTGATATTAATATTTTTAGATCATCATCCAACTGTTCGAAATCCTTGATTTTTAATGGCTGATATTTGTTAATAAATGGAATAACTGGTGATAAAAATGTCGAAACGTTACTAGAAACGTTACTAGAAACGTTATTAAATTGCATAGTTAAATGAATACCGGTGCGTTGGTGCGTTATTTAGATATATATCTAATATAATATTTAAGCATAAACAACATAAATATTATAACTTGTGTTATAAATAATAATACAGATCAATTAACCATACTAGTATGTTTTTTAATTTTGCAAATGGTTTCGGAAATGATTTTCCATATGAAGGACCGACTAGTGATGGTAGTGGCGATAAAAATGAAGATTATTATAAAATACTGGGGATAGAAGAAAACTCGACAGAAGACGAGATAAAAAAGGCATATCGTAAATTATCGATGATACATCACCCGGACAAAAATGGAAATACGGACGAAAGTAAACATAAATTTCAGGAGTTAATCAAGGCATATGAAACGCTTTCGGATCCAAACGAACGGCGCAAGTATGATATGATGCGAAAAATGGGTGGTAACGGGATTTTTCATCATATGGGCGGTGGCGGACCCGGTGGTGGGATGCATCACGGACCAAATGTTGAGCATGTATTTCATTTTGGCGGACATCCATCTGGTGTTGGTGGAATGGGCGGTGCCGGTATTCCAGAAGAGATATTACAAATGTTATTTGGATTAGGACGTATGCCTGGTATGCCTGGTATGCCTGGTATGCCTCCGGGTGGACCAAAGGTATTTTTTCAAGGATTTAATACACACCCATCAATGCGTACAACAAATATGCACGGTCCGCGGGTTGTTCCGGTTCAGCCGCCTGAAGTAATCACAAAAACAATCAGCATATCTCTAGAACAGTCCTATAATGGATGCTCTATACCGTTAGAAATAGATCGTCAAATACCAGACAATGATATTGTTCGCATTGAAAGAGAAACACTACATGTTCAAATACCAAAAGGCGTTCAACAAGGAGATACAATGATATTAAACGACTGCGGAAATATCAATGAAGCCGGTGTGAAGGGCGATATTCGAATTATTATTAATTTACTGCAGCACTCTATATTCAAGGTAGAAAATCTAGACCTTTTAATTGAGAAAACAATATCACTAAAAGATGCACTGTGCGGTTTTAATTTCGAAATTAACCATTTAAATGGTAAGGTATTTCAATTATCAAACAAACCAGGAAATATCATTAAACCCGGTAGTGTGAAAACAATACCAAATTTAGGTTTAGAAAAAAATGGAGAAATCGGTGCAATAAAGATTAAATTTAATATAGAGTTTCCTGATTCATTATCGCAAGAACAGATAATAACCCTAACAAGAGGGTTATAACGATATCGTAGCAAAATTCGACCATTCACTTATTGCTTGACGATTTGTTATAGGATGCATATCCGGCAACCCTGATGGTAATCTAGTGTTAAAGCCTTTTATTCGAATACGTATACTATATGCCTGGATATTGGTTTTACAAGTAAGAGTAAATGTTACAGGAATATTTATTGTAGAAAAAGAAACATCTGTGTATAATGCATTACTACTTTGATTAGCAATACCATTTGTTGTATCATAAACATCGAGCCACGAAGTTTCTACAGTGGGTGTTGAAGAAAACTGATATTCATAATAATAAAAAGTAGAACGACCATTATAATTTGGTGTATTCCAGACCATTCCAATTTGATTATTTGTAGACGTTATCTTCCAAATATTCAAACGTGATATCGGCGGCATTTTTGAAGGATAGGTTGATGCATATATAAAATTACTTGAACTCTCTGATAAATTACTATTATTCAGAAAAGTTAAATAGGTATATTCTGAAAATGATTGTTGATTATTATAATTATTTACGATAGCTAATTTAATACGAACATTATAATTATATCCAATAACCAGATTATTAGTAGTATCGTTTAATACTCCAGTAATAGTGCGTGTTGTTATTTGACCAGGAAAACTGTCTTCTGGTATAGTTATATTTGATACGTCCCACCTATCTGATAATGTAGGTTTGTATTCTAATACATAATATTTGTATTTATAATAACTGTCCGGTAATTCATAAGTAACATAGTAATTTGGATCGAGTGTTATATTCGGGAGCTCAAAAAATAGTGTGAATTGCAAATTTCCAGTCTCTCCTTTCAGTGAAACTGGTCGAAGCGGGTGTGTGAAAGGTATAATATTCGAAATAGTAACATATTCACCTATAATTTGAGATGTGATGTCGCCGCTCTGAACTGTTTTATTTGCCGCGATTTGAATCGTATAGGACCGACCATTACGCAAGCGCGTCTGAACCAAATTATTGTTAATATCATTATTTAAAACAGATGGAATCGAAAATTCAACTTGACTTATACCACTAACTGAACGATCTAATTCAACCGTTTTAATAGAATAACCAAGACTTGAGTTAATAGGATATTCATTTGGTACTGATTCATCCTGGTATGTATATGGTATACTTACTAGTATATTGTATAAAGTTGCGGTACCATAAGACCATTTAAATGAAACAGACCCGCCACCACTAACATCATTTAACAAATATGATACATTTGTGATAGGATTCGCAAAAGATGAATCAATTAATTCCGAAAACTGGTTGGTTGCTGATATATTTTCAAAATAATCGGAGATATTGAATGGACGAACGCGAAAAGTATAATTGCGTCCTTTAATCAACGTACTTGTAGTATTATTCGATAATCTGTACGAATATCTAGTAGATATATTAGAAGACATAGCCAATGGTGTCGTCCCATTTAAAATTACTTTAGAAAAATAGATATCAAACTTTGAATTATTATTATCGGTATCAGATAATATATTATAAGACGTATCAACATATAGTTTATAATTACCGTTTATCCGAAAAAGCGGAAATGATTTTACATTTAAAATAATAGGCGCAAACCGTATATTAAACTTATTTTGTGAAGCATCTTCTAATTTATCAACAATAATTTCAAAACGCAATCGAGAATTTTTTAGTAAATGTTTATTAGATAATTGCACAATTGGTGTAGTATTGTTGTCGTCTATAATATTACCTGTATAATAATTAATGTATCTACTATTTACTGTATCCGATAATGAGCTGAATGAACTATTGTTTAAAATAGTATACACTGTATTAGAATTCGCGATAGGTATTGAAAATATATTTATTTTATTTCCACCTGCGGAATTCGTGATATATCCATTTATAACAATTTTAGACTGTATAGCTATATTTGTATTAGCATTCCAAGTACCAACTGGGATATTTGGGTCTTTTATATAATACCATTTCATTTGAATCGATTCTAAATATCCGATTGCATCTGTAAATGTATCAGTTGTATATGAATATACGATATTTTCAGTGTTTATTATAGTTGTATTTGAGAAAGATGAATCGATAATTTGTTTATCGATTAAGTTAATTTTAGGAATAATATTAGAATATGAACTAGAATTCACAATACTACCGTCAGTATAATTTATGTATCGAAAACCTACAGTATCATCAATAATATCCGACAATATTGCTTTTGTTACATTATATGAATTATCTGATGATAGAGTAAACAAATTAAATTTTGTAGTCGGATCATTTATAGATTTCAAATAGATATTTGCGTGTAATTTAATAGTAATTTTAGTATTGATATTCCAACTACCAGAACCGCTACTACTATTTTTTAAATAATACCACGAGAACTGAATATTGTTTAAATCAAACTCGTTTTGTGTTAAAGGTAGGCTTTCATACGCGTATGATACATTTGATGAAGTTAATATTAATGTACGATTAAAAACACCACTGGTAATAGTAGTCGCATTATATCGATCAATATCATATAATTCAATCGGCATTGGATTTATTTTATAATTTAATAATGTTGTTTTCTTTTCTTGAATTGTAACTATTGTAGAAGGTCTATTATCATAACGGTTATTCCATATATATTTATATTCTGATAGTTTATCCCTTGGTTGAGCGTTATCCTTGTAATATTGTTGAAAACGACCAGTAGACACTTCAGCATATTCAATTAGATAGTCCAGAATCGGACCGCCGCCATCATTAAATGGCGCCTTCCATGTAAATACAATATAATCATTGCCGTTGACTACCGATCGCAATTCATTTATACCTATATTTATAGGAAATGTTATAGAAACACCCGAATATATTGGTGAATATTCGCCGATTTGTACTGCATTATTTATAATATTCATACCGGCAACGCGAATATAATATTTTTTACCATTTTGTATAACACCGGTGATGTTTGTACCGAGCTCTTTATATGTCTTAAGAAGAAACCGATATATAATTTGACTAGTCACATCAGTTATATCCGATGAACCAGTGATATAAGTATAAATACTATTGATACTATCAGAATTTACAAATAATGAGTTGGAAATATCATATGGATAAAACATATTAAACGATATATCATTTGGATGAGCATCTGCAGTATAACTATAATAATCCAACCAACTACCAGACAAGTCTAGAACAAATTGTACACGATAACCGACGATTTCATAACCACTAAATGACGGTCTTTCCCATATAACAGAGATCTGATTTCGTTGATTATAGGATTCAACACTATATAGACTACTAAAAACGCGATTTGGCGCTGAACCGCAACGAGCAATAACTTTATTCGAAAATGCCGATGTACCAAAGAAATTATTTGCTGCGATTTTATATCCGTAATATGAACCATTAGTTAGTCCGTAAAATGAGTATTTAGGGGTGATTTGATTATATGGTTCGATGATATTGTAAACTGTATTCATAGGGCTGTTTGGTAATAAAGGTATGATTGGATCTGGTGTAGAAAATCGATAATACTGTAACGGAGTATACGTGTAAGATAGGAAGCATAGTCTGAAATTATTGTATATATTCGTGTTCACATTGTTATATACAGGTAAACTTGTATCCAAATGAATAGATATAATAAATATAAATTGGTCGTGTGACGGATTATTTATTTGACTATAAGATGGAAAAACTGCATTAGACAGATCGAATGTATTTGTTATGATAGGTCGATTATTACTGGCGTCTCTTTTTATATCGGAATATAATGCGACATAACTTATATCGTAATCAAATAAAGGACTTGTGTTATAGCTAACATCAGTATACTGGTTTATAAATTTATCATAATTGGTCGTATTATAATCTTCATCTAAAAGTAAAGTATACAGTTTTATAAATGAACGCGTGTATCCGCGTATTCGAAGACGATATGGTAATTGTATATTAGAAATATCAGTAATACCAATTGTACCCAACTGAGCTTGAGAGAGCGATATATCAAAATCATACTTCCACGCGAATTGTATTTTAGATGTCTGAAATGAAACCATTGGATTCATTAAACGAGGCATATAATAGACAGCGCCACGACTGTTAGATGCATTCGCATTATTAATGATAAACCCACTAGGACCACCTTGACCGAATGGTAATGTCGTGAAATATTGTGAAAATGGTAATCGGTATGGTGCGATAGTTATGTCTTTTACAATAATACTATATCGTTTTGTGTCTGTGATACTAGTAGCATTATATGGGATATAAGTGAGTGATGATAACGAAATATTAACAGTAATTGTATCTGTTTTATTGAATCGTTTTGTTATATCAGGTATGGTCGGGTTAAAAGCTATTGTGAATATATCCTTTAATCGGATACCATTATTATTCGGATTTGGTCCTAATTTGTTTCTATGTGAGTCGTAATTACGAGAAGTATTTTCTAATATAACTATATTATTATTCTCTGTATCTGTTTTCACAATATATATATCCATAGTTGTTTCATATACAAAATTAGAGCATAAATCTAAAAACGGCGAGTCGCTGTGATACTCCCACGATAATTCTATTTCACCACCGTATAATAAATCAAAATAATTAGGAAATCCTGAATTTATTATTAATGAGAATACTGTTGTTTCGGAGTTTATATCGAAACCAGTATCTGCACCAGTAAATGATATAAATTTACCGGTATTCGGAATAGGTAATTGGTATGAATAATAAGAAACAATTGGCGTAGATGTATTCGCGTTTTCTTCATTATAAAAAAAACAGTTCTTAATAGAATATCCGTTATTATTTGGGTTATTCCAGGATAAATCGATTTGGCGATTTTTACCCACGATAACAGACGACATTATTGAATATGAACAATAATATACACACGTACGTATATTATATTCAAAGAAGATATATATTCAAAGAAGATAGATAGATTACTGATAGTATTATTATTATCATCACAAAAGAATAATAATACATAAGCGCAGAAAAACGCTAATAATGCGTTAATAATGCGTTAATAATGCGTTCATAATGATGGTATATTAGGTATATACCCAGGACGAACATAACGGTTAATGTTAGATATATTTTGATATGAATCTTTTAAAACGTCATATAAAGTATTCAAATGTAGTTTGTTTGTATCATTTGTGAATCCTATGCTATTTTCAGCATAAACAACAACATTATAACTATGTGAATTCGTGTGTATATTTACGTTATTGTCTAGTCCGGTAAGAGTAACACTGAAGTATATTCTATTATTATCCTTACTAAAAATGGAACTAGTATAGTTTTTTTTTATAGTAACGACATTTGTGCTTATCAAATTATCATTATTGATCGTACTATATTCAAAAATAAAATTCACAATTTGTTCACTATTCTCTCGGTCTATACTAGACCAAGTAATAGTTAATTGTCTGTCGCCATTAACAAAACTAGTATCAGTTTTCAGGATTGCAGATGGAACTTTACCGATAATTTTAGGATTCGGTAAATAAGGGCTATTATCACCAATAACCTGTGTTAAACCGATTGTTTGGCGACGTGATATATCCTGTGTTATTGCCGCTACACGAAAAATATATGCATCATAATTTACTAAATCTGTGATAGTATATGATAATTGAGTGTTTCCAGTTTTTATTGAACGGGCAGTTGTTTTAACTTTATCCCATAAATCGTCATTTACTAAAATAGAGTTCATATCATTCACATTTTTAAGAATAGTTTGTGATTGTGTGAGAGCATTTGTGAATGAACCAATAATGTTATTACTTGGTATTTGGTTTGAGAAAGATAAATCAAAAATTTTATATTCTATATAATATTGAACAATAGGCATAGTAGTATCAGAGTTAACCGGTGGATTCCATTGTAGTGTTATCCGATTTAAGTCTACGGAAAGAGAGGATACATTATAAGGTATATCGCTCTTACGAAGAGAAATAGCAACTACCGACTTGGGTGTTGAAAATCCAATTTGCGTCCTGGTATAAATACGATATAAGTAAGGTATTCCATTGAATACAATGCTATTAATATCCCTAAAAAATGGACCTTTCACATTTGAAAAGGATACATCAAATACAACGTTATTAACATTTTTAATATCAAGAAGTTTGTATCGTTCTATACGATAATCTAATACAGGATAACCGCCAGTTTTTGTGATACTGGGAGTATCAGTTTTAACATCATTTCCTATAATAGTATCCCAGCTAAAATATAATTCAACTGTTCTATCTTCAACTGAGGAGCGAAAAATATCAGGAGGATCTGGTAATGTTCCTGGTATAGTTGAAGTAATATTCTCATTCGAACTATTGGATAATGTATATTGTGATGTATCACCAGAAGGATTAATAATGGAGTAACGAATATAATATCGTGTTCCGTTATATACATTATGACTAATATCAAATGTGTAAACCCCGGTACCAGGTGATTTTGTATTATCATATGATATATCATATTCGCGGTATAATACAGGTAATTGTTGCTGTATATATTCTGGGTAGAACCAGTAATTTTTATTATTTGTATATTGAATACGATATTTCCATCCGACACCAGAAACGGCGGTTGCTGCAGATAAGGATGTTTGTAGCCATTTTATGGTTATTTTATTGTTACCGGGTACAGTTTCAATGATATTACCTGATGGTAATGATAATGTTGGTGCTATAAACCGTGAAGCATCTCCCCCTAATGGTATAATTATAGATTGAATAGATACAAGTGATGTACCATATATATTTTTAGAATAAACAGTGAATACATAATTACCGGGAGTGATTGTATTGGGAATAGTAATTTCACGTTGGACGTAGTTACCCATAAAACCATTTGTATTATAAATTGAACTCGCGTCGCGATCCACCATAAGTTCATTTAATATCGAGTTTTGATTCACGGGAAAATCAATAGAAAAAATTTCGGGATTAACCACATTATGTTGTGAATATTTTATAGTATAAATTGAAGGTACAGCACCATTATAATTGAGAGGCGGCACAAATTCTATTCCGACCTTTTGCATATTATTTTCTGTTGCGATGGTGGAATGATATGACCGTCGAACCATTGTTATTGGTTCGGGAGCATTACCTGGTTCGATACTTTGAGGATCGGATAATACACCTTCACCAAACCTATTTGACGCGGAAATCCAGAATCGATAAGAAACGCCATTTAATAAACCTGTAATGGTAGTAGTAGAAAAAGTAGTTGATAAATAACCGTTAATCAAGTAACCTGGATCATTTGTTTTACCGTAACGAATAATGTAATTATCAATAGGAATTTCCGATGAGTTACCGGGCGGAAACCATAATAGTCGAACAGCGCCATTTAATCGTTCGATTGTTATATTAGTTATCTTACCAGGACTACCTAAAACAGAATAAACTGGTGTACAATCACTTAAAAAAATTAAATTAGACATAGATGATGTGTATATACGTGGCTACTGTGATACTTATAATCACAATACTTATAATCACAATACTTATAATAGTAAAATAAATATATACTATTATATGTAACATATTGAAAATATTAAAAATATGAATAATAATTAATTAATGCGGCGGGTACTGATATCAGCGGAAACTAAATAGACCGAATTCTCAGTAACAACAATATACTCTGTCTCGACCTTGTAGATTTTCGCGATTGGACTGGTATATTCCTCTTCACTTTTCACTAACAGTTTTTCGTTGTTTTGGCGAACACCAATAAGACAAGTTTTTTCTAAAGATGCATTCCAATAATCAAGAATAATAGGCTTATCTTCAAGAATAGCGATTTTGGTGGCGTGCTGAAAACAAGCAAGAGATGGTTGTCTACTAGTAGATGAATCACTGCTAGATGTTTTAGATACAGCACTGGAGTTGACGCTGCTGTTAGATGGCTGATTGTTGGTGGTCATCAAACGTTATTTCTTGTATATAGATTACTAAACTTTTAAATCTTTATATTCTTTACGAACGAATTACGTATAAAAAACAAATGAACGATACATATTAAGAATAATCTACTATCTATTTTCCTAAAGTAGTTTTGTTTATTCTTGAAAATGAAATGGTTCAATATTTCCTACCATAATTATTTTTCGTCGTGTTTTTGATATTTTTTTTGGTTGATATAATGTGGTATGATCTACAGATTTATCTGCGCAGTCACAGTGATCTGCGCCAACATCACCATCACCATCACCAACGTCACCACCAACACCAACACCAACATCAGCACCCCCGCCACACACACAATGTGTATGTTGTTTTGTCGTATTAGTAGTATTTGGCTGTTCGATAAGGCCCATTTGAATCGTGTGAAATTCAGTTTCTAGTACATTTTTAATAAAATCGTATATAGCCATCAGGATCGGTTCGTTGCATTTTCCAACAATTAATATACTTCCAGTTCTGAATATCATAAATGATATTTCGTAATATTTTTGAGTATCCAAATTCATTGGTTGCTGCCCACTTTGATATGTTGCACCAGGAATATAGTAGAATTTGCACTGAATTCCTGGATACGAACAAGAATCGTAGTTACTGTTGATACGATATTTGTACTTCATTAAATCAAATAGTTTATCGCGGTTAATAAAATACCCACAATTGAAATTTGAATTAATAAGGACAGTTTCGCAACGTGTTTTCACATATTCAAGGTCATCACCCAAAATCGGGCGAAGAGTCAAAACGAGTAAATCAAGGACGCGTATTAAAATCAGGTCATCTTGTATTCCAGGTATTTCTAGTTTTCCAGTATTGAACACTTTCACATGCATTTCTTTGAATAAGATATTATCTTTTGGCGATTTAATGCTTTCATCGGTACATTCGCCTCCATTAATTCGTAGAATAAGTACAAAACAATTGAAAAACGCGCGTTTTTTTTTGGAGTTGTTGTTAAGCAGATCTTTTTTGCATAATCCAATACTCACCTTTCGTTGGTCTTTGAATACAATACGCCCAGTAGGATTGTCTATATGTTCAATAATTTGTTCTTCGTAATACCTCTTTTGGGCTTGAAGTTTAGTCTTAATAGTTACTATATCCTCTGGGTTCGTTGTTTGAAATTTAATCTGTTTTTTGATTACTGCTTCTCTTCGCGTATAATAATGAACAACCGGAATATCCCAAAATACTTTATATATGTCTACCGGCTTATTGAGATATGCTATTTTTGTTTTTGTAGAGATATAAATAGATGTGGATTTAGGTGCACCGTGATGCGTGGTCGGGGTCTGTGTTGGGACCGTGGTCGGGGTCTGTGTTGGGACTGTGGTCGGGGTCTGTGTTGGGACTGCTATCGACGATACTACATCATCGTTTCCGGAATTAATACATTGTGAACTGTCTTCTGGTTTTGATTCGTTTACTACTCTCGGTTCGAAATCATCGATAAACGAATATGTTTTTCTTTGCTGTTTTTTAGAAATGCAAGTTTTCTTATGAGAAACGGTTTTTGAATGCATCATAGCGGTAGCACCTCCACCGCAACCACTACCACCTCCACCAATAGTGCTATTCACGATACTACTTAAATTAAATTTTCCATTATCGTCATATTCATCATCATCGTCATCATCGTCATCATTTGTTATTTTATTCATAAATTTGCTCCATTCATCATCAATACTGGAATCCTTCGGTGTATGTTGTGTTCTGGATTGCATATTATAAATAACGTGATAAACATATATATCGAGAATATCTGTATTATTCGATTCAATTATTTTTATTATTATTGTTGGATTACTAATGGATTCTTTTTCTTACGTCTAATTTTAATGAATTTTGTTGGAACAACTGCTGCTTTATTTGTGGGATAATTCTGTTGTACAAATTCAGTAAATATTTCATTCATTTTTAGAACAAAATAATGGGATAGATATTCGTGTCGAATGTCTGGTAAATGAACAATATTTTCAACTTTATTCAAAAAATCGCAATTGATATATGAAACGCAATTGCGAATCATATAATAAAAGTATGATTTAATGATCATTCGTAATTCGATATTATAGTTATGCCCAAGCATTTGGATATAAGATAAAATGAATTGAATATTCGTCGGTTTTAAAGATATAACAGTATCGTGCGCGTGAGATAGAAACATATCGGTCAATGTGCTCCAAATAGAGTCGGTAATAATATTTGTGTTTTGGATGATGTCTTGATTTGTTTGCATATAGTTGATCATACTACGAATATCCGAGCTAAATTGTCGTTGAATAGATACGATACTGCTATCAGCCAATCCAAGTTTTTCATTATCACTTATTTTACGTAAAAATGCTAATATATCCATTTCAGGCAATTGATTAAACCGCATACGAACAAACTCAGTTTGAAGCGATTCGTCAATGCGCGAGACGTAATTACATATAAGACAAAACCGAACATTGTTATCAGTATAACTTGTTAATAGATACCGTAACGCAATTTGTGCATTTTTAGTCATATAATCTACTTCATCCAAGATAACAAATTTAATACCGTTACCGAACATTGATTTAGTGCTAACAAAGCTGTTGATTTGATTACGAATAATATCAATACCACGCTCATCGGATGCATTCAAGTGAATCATTAATCCCTTATTCTTCATATTTAGATTTTCTTGGTATGCGTTCACAATATTAATAATAGTGGTAGTTTTACCGGTTCCGGGAGGTCCATAAAATAATAAATTCGGAAAATAGTTTGTTTTGAGAATATTAGAAAGAATTGTTTTATTAATTGGGTCTAAGACGATATCGTCGAAACAAGACGGTCTATATTTTTCTACCCAAGGAATTGTACCCGAATTTGCTTGAATATGAGATATACTCATTAAAGACAATAGTATATATTTGAGATATATCCTTTTATACCAGTTAGTAATTTAGGCTCTATTCACATAACCATATAAATATAGAGAAATATAGAGAAATATAGTCTATAATATTAGAAAACTCATTTATAAAATAATTGAATCGCGTATTTGGATAATTTAAATAAAGAACCTATAATTTATAACCCAATTTACTTTATAGTGAAGTAGTATTAATAACATAGAACGAAATGAATTTAGATATGAAGACGGTGCCGACTAGTAATAAAAATATACACGGGTATCTAGAGCTGATTGTTGGTTCAATGTTTTCAGGGAAAACATCATATTTGCTCGAAATATACAAAAAGTGTGTGTTTTGTGATATACCGATCGCAGTTATAAATTACGAAGATGATGTGAGGTATTCAGATTCGATGCTATCGACGCACGACAAGAAAATGATACCGTGCATTAAGGCGCGTAAAATATCAGATGCGATGATGCTTGAGTCATCCAAAATTAACAACGCGGAAGTAGTATTAATAAACGAAGGTCAATTCTTTCCAGATATTGAAGAACAGGTGCATATACTGGTGGAGCAGATGAAAAAACGTGTATATATATGTGGGTTAGACGGCGATTTCGAGAGAAAACCAATCGGAAAGTTACATAATCTGATACCATTTTGTGATGAGATTATAAAACTAAAATCACTATGCAGTATTTGCCGAGACGGTACTCCAGGTATTTTCAGTTTCAGGATAACGAATGAAGTAGATCAAGTGGTTATCGGTTCTTCAAATTACATACCACTATGCCGAAAGTGTTATAATAACGAAACGATTAAAAAAGAAGAAGACGCGAACACAATTATATCTACCAAACAATGATATGATATTTACCTTAATGTAGTCATACAATTTGGTTATGTTTTTTATATATGTCTTTAAGTTGTTTTTTGTGTATCAATCGTATATTTCGATTTAAAATCAAATATGTATGATGTATATCATAACATCCTACCTATTATTTGTTATAGACATATAGAACGAATAATGCCGCCGAAGAAAGCATCAAAGGAAAACCAGGATGCAGAAACAGTAAACAAAAAAATAAAAACGAAGCGCGCAGCGGCGGCAGCATTGGCGGAAGAAATAAATGTTGAGAATGAAAGCGCAAATTCAGAAACTGATGAACTAGTAACGCCAGACCAGTTTCAAAAGAGTAATGTGAATAAGAAACGTGGTAGAAAACCAAAGGGTGGAAAAATAATGACTAATCTTGTTTCTTCTATATCTGATATTTCGGAAATACCGAACATTATTTTACATTTGAAATGTCATATGTCCGATCTTAAAACAAATGATACAATTGTGAATTATGATTATTCTCCGTCGATCGAAGATATTGAATCTTATACTTCAGTTTCTGCTATTATAAACGGTAGTGATATCACTTCAACTTTTAATACGAATGATGATAATGATGATTATTCTAACTCTGAGATAGAAGAGTATAATTCCGCTAACCCAAAAATGCAATTCAGCAACCAAAACGATATGAATAGTAAATCCAAGACACAACAATTTCATTCAAATAATATCGGAATTATCACATCAAAACAAATAAATAACACATTTCCTATATTAAAAAATCACACACTCGAGACTCCGCCGAACAAAGACAATATTGTGCAACAAGATAGTAGTAAAATTAATATATTAAACGAAAAAATGAACAAAGAAATATCAAAGAAAATAAATAAATTGAAATTATCGTTTCATAATGGTGAATCAGTTCAAACAAAAGGAAACCATAAATCCGCGTGCTTTTGGGATACTTGCGAATTCGATTCTCCCATTCACTATATACCTGCAAACATAATTAATGATACATTTCAAGTATATGGTTGTTTCTGTTCACCAGAATGCGCAATTGCCTATTTATTAAAGGAACAACTGGATACTTCTACTAAATTTGAACGTCTACATTTAATACAGTTGCTATATGGTGGCGTTTCTCAATATGGTAAAGGACTAAAACCTGCGCCAAGTCCACATTTTTTACTCGACAAATATTATGGTAATTTAACGATACAAGAATATAGACAATTATTTAAGAGTCAACAAATGATTTATATTGTGAATAAACCACTCACGCACATTCTACCAGAATTATATGAAGATAATAACGATTTTCTAGTAAATAGTAAGGTAATACCAACAAATAATATGAAACTTAAGAAACGCTACAAAACGATGATTATTCAAAATAATGACTAATACTAGAAAACGCCTATGAAATATTATGAAATATTATATAATATTATATAAACACACATTATATATGTCGTCAATCGCCACACCTGATACGAAAATAATAGATATATTTATTCGAAAAACCCCGAATGCGAAATATAATACGCAATATGGTATAGCATTTGAATGTGTTGAACTAATTCGACGTTTTTTTTCAACTATAAAGGGTTATACATATCCTGACGTGGTTGATGCAGTTGATTTTTTTAACAAGATAAATGAATTAACATCGACCACCCGAAAAGATACTACAATTCCTTTACAAACATATTCTTATCCATATAAGTATACATCTTCCTACTATTTACAACCGGGTTCTATATTGTTCTGGAAATATAAAAAAACAACATTTCCGTATGGTCACGTTGCACTTATATTGGACAGTAATAGTAAAACAACCGTGATTCTTCAGCAAAATCTAAATCCTGCAGTTAAAATAATCAATACAAAGGAACTATTTGATAAGATGAATGATCCGAAAAGTAAATTTCTAGGAATAAAAACGATACCGCCAGAAATTTCAACAAATATAAAGAATATAGAATATCGCGTGATCAGATTATAATTTTGAGTTCGTGTTTTCGGGCAGTTGTGCATCATGTGCCGCTGCTGCAGCCGCATGTGCCTTCTTTTTCGCCATAACTTGCTGATAAATCCGATTCATCTCTTGATTTTTACGAAATGACTCGGATGCTTTATCCATAAAACTTCTTATCTCATTAAACCTAAGTTGATTGGCTGAAGTATGAATTGGTTTTGATTCATCTACTACTTGTCCTTTTTCAAAACCGCCGCCTTGCCGCTCGCCCTTTATATATTCTCTTACTACTTTAACAATATCATAGTTGTGCCTCTTCAATGACTCGATAATGTCTTCTTCAAGCATATCAGTTTGTCCTTTCACTATCTGAACATAAAGATGTATATGAGATTCGCTTGGTCCACTCCTAACTGGGGTTTGTTCCGGGGTAGACTCGGGAGTAGAGTTTGGATCAGCTGTTAAGTGATTCATTATCGAATTATATTTTGCACTTCTTATATTGTTATAACAATATATCTTAAATATCTTTAATTGAACGAATATCAAAATCTAATATTAATTATAATATACACAAAATTGAAATAAACAATATACAATATGTTATAAATAGAAGAAAGGTTCTTTATTATTAACGATATTGTTATATTCAATGGAAAAAAGCAACAACACAATCCATCCTTCTGGTCATATCAATATCAATAATAATGAAGAAACGCAACGTGGTGCTGCTAGTAGTAGTGGTCCTGAAATAACAATAAACATACGTCCTTTACTGGAAGATGTATCTGAGTTGATGACTAAACACATTTCTCGAATGCTCGAAGGATTTGTTGGAGATTACACAACATATAAGCAAACTCACGACGCAATTATGGGTTTACCTTGCATTAAACAATTGCAAGATAGAATTCTTATATTAGAGGATCATATTCGTAAGAGCACCAGTGGTAGCAGCAGCAGCAGCAGCAGCACTGAGAGACCGTGCGGAAGTGACGATAATGTTTTGGATTCAGAAGAGCGTAAACGTCAAAACGTATCTGATTACAACGAAGTTCTTAAATTAAAAAAATCGATCGATCAACTAACAGAGCACATTAGGCATCTGGAATCGCAGGTTTCAAATGAAAAGAATGATCGCGCTCACACTGACGCCGATGTTGAAAATGAATTGCGCCTTGAAATCCAAGAAACAGATCTTTCTAACAATGAGTCTATCCAAGAAGACAATTCCCATTTTTGCGACACAGTTCAGACAAATAAGATCGTTTATGGTAATAATTCACCTGATATCACTAATGATGATGATGTCGTTGAATCTGAAGATAGTGATGAGGAAACCGTCGCCGAAGCCGGCGAAGAAGCTGCCGAAGAACAAGAAGCTGAAGCTGAAAAGGAAGCAGAAGATGATGCAGAGGAAGAGGAAGCTGAAGAAGCTGAAGCTGAAAAGGAAGCTGAAGAAGAGGAAGAGGAAGCAGAAGAGGAAGAAGCAGCTGAAGAGGATGCAGAGGAAGGGGAAGAAGAAGAGGAAGAAGAGGAAGAAGCAGTAGATGAAGAAGCTGAAGAGGAAGCTGAAGAGGAAGCAGTAGAGGAAGATACAGATGAAATCGAAGTATCTGAAATAAAAATCAAAGGAAAGAAATATTTCACGACAAACCCACAAAACGGCATTATTTATGCTTGCGTAGATGATGATGTCGGCGATGAGGTTGGCGTCTTTAAGAACGGCGTCGCATTCTTTAACAACAAGAAGTAATCATATAAGCGAATAAATAAAATAATTAGGTATAATATAGATTATTTTTTATTCGCAATAATGATCGAAAAAATATGTCCACCAGCATTACTTTATTTAGGTTTTTCAATGATACAAATCACGATAGACTTATTTCAAGGCGAATATGCAACATCATTATTGAAGTTTATAGTTATGATTATTTTTACAACTATTCTGAATTTAATGTGTTTAAATGGATTGAATAAAATTGTATGGTTCATAGTTCTCATTCCGTTTTTATTACTCACATATATTTCATCTGTGATGTTTTATGTCTTTGGTGTGAATCCGGGAAAGAATAATCTTCGTGTTCAAAAAGGTGGAATGGTACAGCCGCAACAACCACTCCCACAAAAGCAGCAACAACAGCAACAACAGCAACAACAGCAACAACAACAGCAACAACCTGCACCGAGAATGCAACAGCCAAAGGTTTAAATCGCAATGAATATCAATTTGATATAAATATCAATTTGATATAAATACAATTCATAGTATTATACTATATAATTAATATATAATGTACAAAAAACCAACCACGCACACGTTATATCAAACGGGTGTTGCATATCCCTGTTACATACAAAACACATATTCTGAATATGATTTAAGAAGAATTGAAGTTTTTTTTGCGGTGTATATGGTATACGTGATTAGTCCATTATTATATACCGCATATATAACATATAATCCGGATTTAATGAACCGACTATGGAAGATTGTACACAGTTGTATTTTTAATAGCGTGAGTGCAATCAAAGAATTTCTCACAAACAAATTAAGGTTATTAATGCGATATTTTGGATATACTACATTTAGCACATATACAATTGTGAAAAATGGTATTGAACTTTACTCTTCGCATTCAGAATATGTAAATATACAAACAACAAGAAAAAACATAAAGAAATATGATATGGCGAAATATAAGGTATGTAAGTGGATCGATTCACAATGCGATCGTTATAAGCTTAAATACAATGAACATCCGGATGTTTCCGATGATAATAATGATATATACGATTTTATTGTTCATACATCATCCGATTACAAACAAGTTCGTATTCATAGAGGAGATTTTAGAATTTCGACACATACACAATTTGAAAAGAATTACAGAACATATTGTAATTTGAACCAAATTGACGATTATGCCGAATTGATCGTTCCAAATATGGATTCTAATGAGAATGAGGTAGATGTAGAAGATGAACGAAGAAGTGAAATTATATATATATGTATCAAAGAACCAGAAATATTTTATGTAGAGAAGAATATCTTATTTGATAAGGCATTTTTGAAGTGGTTTTTAATTAACAAATTAAATAGATCGGATATTGCAGATTATATCGGCACGTTTGATTCAAAATACGAGATCAGATTATATAACAAAAATCTAGTACAATTTAATTTTTATGAAAATCAACTATGTACACCTTTTTGCGATGGTTCGCAAAATACTGAAGTTGCGCAAGAATCTGTAGATGATTCACAGAAGGGTGAAGAATTGAAAAAATATTTTATGATTCTAACATCAGGCGAAAATCTCGTAGTTGGGTCAAAATATTTAGTGAAGCAAGATTCTATTTTGAAATGCCCAATATACACACTAAGAAACAACAATACAATATCAATCGATGACTCTATTAACCAGTACTATTATGAATCGGACTACTCACTGACTGATGATGAGTCTATAGATAATAAAAATAAAAATAACAATAAAAATAACAATACGGTATATGATGATACAGAGCCGAAGGAATGTGATATTATGTGGGAGGATACGGACACTGACGACGATGTTAACGCCCACGTTAACGCACGCGATAATGATGATGGTAATAAATTGACGGATATAGATGAACCTGGTATAGAGAATAAAAATATATCACCAACATGTTCTGATTCAATGAATCATATTTCATCTGAATTCGAAATAATTGAATGATAAATAAAGTAGATTTAGTAAAAAAGACAACATAAACGGTATAAAAAAAATTGAATATATAATATACGATGTGTAGTTTTCCATCCACATCATCGAGTGCACCTTTTCGTGAAATGGCGTCTTCAACCCAATATAATTCTAGTAATAACGACGTAGTGTCTGAGACATCTATCAATGGCGGTGGCGGCGGGGGTGGTGGTACGAGCAGTGGTCATACGTTTCATAAGTTGTCGCATAAATGGACATTATGGGCTCATTTACCACATGATACAAACTGGTCAGCGTCTAGTTATAAGAATATATGCGAATTTGAAACGGCAGAAGAGGCAATTACTATATTCGAAACATTGCCGCCCAAATTAGTGATGAATTGTATGTTGTTTCTAATGCGGAAAGGTATTGTTCCTATGTGGGAGGATGCGCAGAATCGAAACGGTGGTTGTTTTTCATATAAGGTTGCTAATAAAGAAGTAAATCAAGCGTGGAAACAGCTATCATATGTTACAGTAGGCGAAACAATATCAACAAATCTAGGTGTTCTTCCGTTTGTGAACGGAATAACAATTTCACCGAAGAAGAACTTTTGTATCATTAAGATTTGGATGGCGAACTGCGATTTTCAAAACGCGGGAGTCATTCGAGAATTGGAAGGAATAACAGCACATGGGTGTTTGTTTAAGAAACATACACCCGAATATTAATGCATCACGTATCCTGATCACGTGGATGCCCAAAAATAATAACATATCAAAAATATGACTGGTTATTATTTTGTTACATTTACAAATTTAGATATAGAACATACTTATTTACACCATATCATCCCCCAATCTTGTTTTGGAATCGTATTTGATAATTTTGTTTTTATTGTAGAAATATCATAGAAATCGTCATCTTGTGGTCTAAATGTATAATTATCTGCATTTTGAATATAAAATTGGGTAAAACCTAAATTTAATAAATAATCTATACATTTGAATGTGATATCATTTACTTCACTCGCCCATTCAAAACAAAGCAAATTAACTTTTTGAGTTAATGATGTGATACATTCATACTCACCGCCTTCCACATCTATTTTAATGAGATCAGGCATTCCATATTGTTCTATTAATTTATCAATTGTTATTGTTTTACACACAATTTCTCTATATCTGTGATTATAGAACCTTGATGTATCCTTAGTCAACCAGTCTTTATTTATAGTCGATAAACAATCCCAGTCTGCTTGATAAAAAGTTATATCATTACCATTATTAGCACATACTGCATAATTAAGTAAACTTATTTTATCATTTTTACAGTTATTTACTAATTTATTAAATGTTATAGGTGAAGCTTCTATTGCTATTATTTTATCACATTGGCTAATATTTGCTAAACTCCAATTACCGACATTCGAACCAATATCAAAATACATTATATGTTTATATGATGTATTTTTATTTTTATTTTGATTTTTATACTTACCGCATTTGATTCAACTTCGATGCGATGCACATTAACTGCTAGGTAACGGCGATAAGCATAATTTGATAGTCCCAAGCGACGCAACGTAGTATTTCACAACAAGAGGCATATCATTATCTAAATACATCTCGATTTGACTACACAAATTGGTGCACTTAATAAAATATCCAAGATTCTTTAGAGAGAATTCACCTTGAATCACCTTACCCGAATCCTTTTTATGCAGAAACTCCATACTACCATCTGATTCAACTCGCCGCACTTCTGCAGTTGCGAATTGCCCAGAACACCGAAATATTAACTCGTTCCCAACAGATTTTATCTCTAGCTTTTCTGAAATACACGACAAATCTCGAATAATCTTCTGAAAATCACCAGATGGTAAATTGATAACGCTTGAAAATGCGACTTCGGGTTCAACCAACTCCTCTAAATCAGGTTCAATCAAACGCAATTTCTGAGTTTTACACTGTTTAATATCGCCATTCTCAAACTTTAATCCTAGATACGATACAACACCATCATTATAATCTTTCTTTTCAATGTAAATAGTTAGAGTATCATCATTATCGATTGAATTAATCAACTTGAATAAATGAAACATATTCACGCCAATGATAATCTTATCCAAACTACATTCGTAAAGCTCAAAATTCACCGCCTCTAAAAAAAGATGCGCCAACATCGTATGTGATTTATCCATATTGATGATACGAATTCCGTCCTTTTGAAATGTGATATTTGTCTCTATTAAGATCTCTTTTAGAGCACCCATTAGTGTTCGAACCGGCGCAATTTGAACTGTTTTTATAGTAAGTACATTATCGCTCATCGCAGATGAGCCACCACTACTACCTGTTGTGAAGGTAGGTGCGTTAAAACCCGAAAAATTCATTCACTCTTTACTTGTTTAGACATTTAAATCTTTATATCTATTTTATGAAAAAATAATATAGTAATATAAATGGTGATAATAACTAAACGAAAATATAATACATATGCAAAAAAAAAATCATTTAAGAACAATGCAGGTAAACGTGCAAAAACAATGAAGTCAACTAACCCCTCTACAATCTTTACAAAATATGATATTAAGACTGTGAAAAACGGCGAAATACGCATAGATAAGCGTATAGGCAAAGAAGGAGATGGATGGATACGTATAACCATACGTGGCGCACCTTACGAGCGCGGGTTCGCTCATGGACAATTAGCTGCACATTTATTTCCGCACGTTTTTCACGTTATGTCTTTTTTATGCAGAGAAGGTTTTGGGCGCGATATTGATTTCTTCTACGAATTATGCGATGACTTTTTCCAGCCGATACTCGAAAAGAGATTTCCGAAGATATTCCAAGAAATGAAAGGTATCGCCGATGGTGCGAAAATACGCTTATCGCAAGTAATATTTATAAATATGTACATGTCTATCTCATATTTTTATTCACATATGTTACGGTATATAGACACGCCAAAATATCGAAAAAAATATGCTGATGTTATTCGAGATGAATATGCGATATCAGCAAACCCAGCAGAACTCGCATCAAGAAACGCGCGATTAAATGAATTCAAGGATAGATGCTCATTAATTATGGCTGTTGGACCGGATTGGACAAAGGACGGTGGAATTGTATGCGGACATTCATCGTTTAGCAACTTTTTAGATGGACAATTTTGTAATATTATTCTGAGAATTGAGCCGGAAACAGGAGACGGGCATTCCATCGTTATGCAAAGTGTAGCTGGTGGGGTTTTCAGTATGACTGATTTTTTTGTTACCAGCGCCGGAATCATTGGTTCAGAGACAACCATTAATGGATTTAATGCATATGAACTAAGAGACCCTATATGTTGCCGTATTCGCGAATGTATGCAGTATGGTAACACTTTGAATGAATATGCCGAGAGATTACAAAAAGGTAATTCTGGCGATTATGCGTGCTCGTGGATGTTCGGCGATATTCATCGCAAGGAGATAATGCGAATCGAGCTTGGTTTAAATTATGTGAATATTGAAACAACCAAAAACGGGGTATTTGTCGGGTTTAATTCTACCTATGATGAACGCATACGCCTTATCGAATGCAATACGTCACTATCGTCATCCGTAAATAACTCATCGTCAGTTGGAAATGTTGATTCTGTCGGTTCTTCAGATTTTAGGAATGTCGCATCAAGTATTGGTAATCGGCGTGTTCAACTAGAAAAATTAGCAGAAAGATATAAGGGTAAAATAGACACAAATATCGCGATGAAAATATTATCTGATCACTACGACAATTATATTGGAAAGACGGTTGCTAATATGCGAACAGTATGCAAACACGTATACACAGACAAAGACGCATCTACTCCATTTAAACCAGTTGGCGCATATGACGGAAAAGTAGTCGATAGTAGACTCGCAGAAAAAATGACCTTTCTAGCACGATGGGGTCCACCTTGTGGCGCGTCATTCATTGTGAAAAAACATATAGAAAAATATCCCGTATGGAAAGACTGGAAAGAATATTTGGTTGATTTACCGAAACGACGTTGGGTGGAGGTCTAGATAACACACGTGTCCAGGCAGTGAAATAAATACGACACTGAATAGTTATAATTTATATAGTGTGTCGTTACCGAAAGTATGTAGTTATCAATTTGTATTCAAGTGTAGTCTATGTGTCGCATATACCATAATAGATGTATATTATTGTATATGTATAATTTATATTATCTCGAATTAATGAATAATAACAACAATTATATTCATAAGTTTACGTAGTTTACATAGTTATACAACTATAAATGATATAAAATCAATAATAATAACTTTATTATTATTATTATTATTATTGTTATTATTATTATTATTATTATTATTATTATTATTATTATTATTATTATTCATATCACGTAACGATTCATTATGTTTTCGTCAGACAACACATTACCATTAAACCCAACAAGGACGGATATAGATAATTATATCAAAAATTACGGTAACTCCGAAGATATAAAACGTATTGTTCGAGAGATTTTAGCGAAGGAATCTGTGGGTCGTCTTTTACATCCATCAGAAGATTATATACTCAGCAAATTGTAAAAGCAAATCAACGAGCTTTAGACCCCGGATAATTATCTTGAATATACAGATCTATATCACTTTGTGTATATAAGAAGTTTATTCGTAATACTTCATTAATTAACTCACATACCCTAGAATTACTAATCTCAAACCCTCCTACTAATCGTACGGTGTTTCCAGTACAATACACTTTTGTACCATCTTCACCCCGTTCAATATGAAACTTAGCAAATATTGCCCATACAGTTTGATTCGCGGTGATATCAATATAACAAATACGTGCTATTCCATTTTCTTCTAACATATTAAAAAGTAAATATTTTATCTGATTTAATTGTGTATCAGTATATGTTTCGATATTTATAATAATATGACTTAAAAAATCGCGATATACTTGATGAACACCTCCTGGACCCATATCCGTACATATCCAACGATTACTTTCTGTACTAAATGTTGGATGCATTAAATGAATGGAATCAGGCATAAATATATTTCCGCAAGTAATCCAAAAATTGCTATAATATTTTCCACTGAGTAATAAACTATCAAAGTTATCAAAATAGTATTCTAAAAAATTATGTATTAGTGGATTAGGTTTGTTGTTAAGATAATTCTTTATTTTAGTAACAGGTCGATAACTATGAGCATTCATAGTAACACTACTCGTAATAACAATAACAATAACAATAATAAATATATATCTACTTATATAAATACTCCACACAATATATAATTATAATACGAAACAATAATACGAAACAATAATAAAAATAAATATATGTGATAATCATAATAACCGATAGTTTCGACAAATATGGATGCGTTATCAAATACTTATAATAAAATACCTGTAACAAAAATTATTGTTTCTCTCGAAGATACGATAGATAGTCTCTCGAAACTATGGAAAACATCTGCAGATATTTCAGGAAATGAACATATTCTCGAGAGAATCCATTATTATATCAAGGATCAGTTACCAATAATGATAAAAAACTATACATCAACCCATATGGAAAGAGAGACACGTAAGAAATCTCTCGAACTCATATCCGAAGAGTTTATAGAAACATTTTTAAATCGTAATAAATATTACTATTCTCAACATTCTGAATTATACTTCACATATAACCAAGTGAGATATTTGATTATAAATGAGGATGAAATACATCACAGAATATTAACAGATATAACAAATCAAAGTATGAAATCTCTCGGAGATGTAACAACAAATATATCAACCTGGAAATATAAAATAAAAAACAGAATCATAAAAAATATACAAGAACGGGATATTTTGAAATCGATACCTGAATCGAACACGATTCAATATGTGATAGGGCAAATATACCCGAAATTATTCAGAACACGCGATCACGCTAAATATTTTCTAACACTACTTGGTGATGTTTTATTGAGAAAATCGGCACCCCTCATCTATTTTATTCCGGCAATCGCGAAAGAGCTAATAAAAGATCTGGCTGCAGAATGTGGAAGTTTATTCGGGAGTAATGCATTTAATAGTGCGTTTAAGTTCAAATATTATGAACATACCTATGCGGATTGTCGCGTTGTTAACTTTCAGATGGTGAATATGAAGGCGCATAATTCAGCAACATCATCAGATGTGATACGTAGTACAGATTTACAGTTATCAATTATTGATTTGTTCTGCGTTGCATCACATTATTCTCAAAGATACGGGAATGCAGATGAATTTTTAATGCGTCAATGTAAAACACACGAAGTTAGAGATAACGCTTGGTTTTTTAAGACACGAACCGAGAATCAAATTATCGATGAATTTATGAAATTCGCAACAGAGCCATCATCATCAGCTGATTGCGGGATAACTTGGAACAATATGCTTTATTTATGGAAAATGTATTTGAGTGAATTTCAGATACCGAGTATGATTTTTAATGCAGTATTAAAAACTAGGATCACAGAATATCTGTATGGTACTAGTAGTATCGGCGGAAGTCACAATGAAGAAGATATCGATCATCATAATACGCTCCAAATACCACCCGCCGATATATTCACAAATATAACAAGTCGGCATCTTCCCACAGTTAGTAAATTTATGAGTTTTTGGAATGAAAACTGTAGCGTAAATGACGACGAAATTGAAATGGAGATAGACGAGTTATCTACATTATTTAATGAATATCTCTCGACATCGACGTTGACTTCGTTCACCGAGAATACAAAAACCACCAGTAGCCAGAATTCATATCATAATATAAGTGATGCTGCACTTCTTGGAATGATACGTCATTTTTACCCAGATGTAAATATAGAAGATGACAAATATCTTATTAATGTTGGTTGTAAGATGTGGAGTAAAAAATACGAAATACGGTTATATTTGGACTTATTTAAGATGCAATGTATAACAAATAATATTTCGATACCACAGCCGTTATACAACGCATACGAGTATTATTGTAGCAAATGTTATGAATCTAAAGATCGTCGCGCAGTAAGCAAACGTTATTTTGAGAAGTTTTTGATTGATGAGTATTCTGATTATTTAGATGAGAATGGGTTGATAACAACATCATTATCTCTCGATAACACCGAATCAGTCGATGAATATAAAGAAGAATTTTTTTAATGTGCAGATGTTGTTATTATTATGAAGAGTACACATGTATGCTGTGACTGATGAACCCAATTGTTACACCTTTTCTCATTTAAACGCCCATTTTATAGAGCAAAAAAATAAGAAAAAAGCGTAAAATCAATAGTAGGAATTTCACCTACGATGGTCTAACTTTTTCCTGTTCTTCAGATACATAAATTATAATAAAAATTATACAATATGACATGCGACTCATCTATCATTTCAGGATGAAACATAACGCCATATACACGTCCGCGTTCGAATTCAAAAGCACAAGCTCGACGTTTATTATCTCGAAACGTAAACCATGCGATTTCTTTAATATTATTATTATGTGCACCGTTTTGAATAGGTAAATCGTGAAAGTGAAAGTGTGTGTCTTGTATTTTTTCACATCCTTCGAATAACATATGAGATTTTAAGTCGAATTCAGTAGAAAGTTTGCCCTTCAAATAAGTATCGTATTGAATAAGTGAACCGCCATAATATACCATTAAAAATTGGCAACCATGGCATATACCTAAAACAGGTAGATTCGGAAAGTGAAATAGATAATATAGTTCTAACTCTAATTTTGGTTGGATTTTATCTAAAGAAATACGCATATTCCCGCTAGATCCTGGAATAATGATACCTTCAATATCGGTACGTTTCGTTATTTCTGGATCGCATTTTTTCACAGTCATAAAGGGTATATTCATATTACGCAAATAAGAATATAGTTTTCGTATATTATTAATTGCATCTAAATGGATTTCATTTGTTACGATCAAAATCATTCAATAAATAATCGCCAAATACGGTATCAATAACCTTTTTATATATAATTATAGAAGTTATATATAATAATAAAATACGTTCATAAATTTACCTTCTACGAGTATTCACAAGACGATGACGCTTTCCAGTTTTCTCGTTAATCTTGATCGCGCCGAACTTGCCTTTACGAGCGGTGTAACCATACTTACGAAGACGATTCTCTTTCTTAGCAGTCCTGTGCTTCTTTGCAGAAACAATACGACCATTCTTATTGAAGATTAATTCGGTTTTGCAGAGACCACCTGGCGTTTTGTAAGCAGTACCGTGCCATACTTGAGCCCGAGATCCCTCTAACATCTCGTATTTTTGTCCATTCATATGATAATAACCATCATCGCCTCTATCACAACGCTTCACCATTTTCTAAAGTTGCTTTATACTACAACATTAGAAAAAATAAAATACGCGGAAGAACTATTCACATTATTATGCCTAAATATAATACAATTAAAACGCGTTACGAATTGGTTCGCCATATCCATTTGGGGCGCCGTACCAACTTCCAAACGTGTTTGTTTTATTCACTGAATAAAAACTCTTACCACCTTTTAAAGCGGAACCAGCCCGTATTCGTTGCGCAAAACGCATTTTTTTAGAAATATTGGTATCGTTTGTAGCCGTAGCCATCCCAGCGGTTGGATTTGTAAGAGTTGGACATTTCGTATAGGGCGTTCGGTCATTTAAGTTCAATACTATATCGCTACATATACCAGTATTTAGCCGATAACGTGGTGCGTGAGACATTTATATAATTCGTATTATTAGTATACAATATACCCACAATAAAATTGAAAACGAATTAAACATTTACGATAATATAAACATAGGCATCCTCACATCGTAACCTTTGCGAGTTATTACTGAATAATTCTTTAAAAGTATAAAATGTCTGTACAAGCAACAAGTGACGAAGTGAAAATACAAAAAAAGGTAAAAAAACCATCTGCTGCTGGAGGAGGAGAATCTGCAGCGGGAAAAGATAGCGATGAACTTAACAAATACCAAAAAATGACGGATCTCGAACATATATTGAGAAAACCGGACACATATATCGGGTCAATTGAGACTACTGATATGACTGAATATGTGATGGATGATAATATGGTTGGTGTTGATATTGTTGATGCCGCTGCATCTGCTGTATCATCATCAGACTCTGCGCCAAATACCGTTCTTCTTCCTAAACTAAATCGCCGCGCAATCACATATATTCCTGGACTATACAAACTCTTCGACGAAGGGATGGTGAATATGCGAGATCACGTTGTTCGACAAGCACAAGCCATATCCGACGGAAAACCAAACGCGCTCCCAGTCACGTCTCTTGAAGTGGAGATTGATCCAAATGACGGAACAGTCCACCTTACGAATGATGGTAACGGCATCGATGTTGCGCAACATCCAGAACACAAATTATGGATTCCCGAAATGATGTTCGGACATCTTCGAACATCGACCAATTATGACGAGAACAAAAAGGAGAAAATTGTTGGCGGGAAAAACGGATTTGGTTTCAAGTTAGTGCTTATTTGGTCGACGTGGGGTAGAATTGAAACAGTTGATCACGTGCGCGGACTTAAATATGTGCAAGAATTCCGAAATAATTTATCAGAGATTGAACCACCGGTTGTTACGAAAACAAAAGTCAAACCATATACACGCGTATCATTCCGCCCAGACTACGCGCGATTTGGTATCGCGTCAAACAATTTGACTAAAGATATGCTAGCATTGTTTTTGAAACGGACATACGATATCGCAGCAGTAACAGACAAGAGTATTAAAGTGAAATACAACGGCACTCTCATCCCTGTGAAGCATTTTCAGCAATATGTCGACTTGTATATTGGTGGAAAGGGAGATACAAAACGCATATATGAGAACCCTGATCCGAGGTGGGAATATGTTGTATGTCTTACGCCGACGGATGAATTCAGTCACGTCTCTTTTGTGAATGGTATATATACACCAAGAGGTGGAAAACACGTTGAATACATCACAAACCAGATTGTGCGAAAGTTGGCGGAACTCATCAAGAAGAAGAAGAAAGTGGACGTGAAGCCGAATACAATCAAAGAGCAACTGATGCTTTTCTTGCGCTGCGATATCGAGAATCCGTCATTTTCGAGTCAAACGAAAGACGAGTTAGGAACTGCTGTTGCTAACTTTGGATCAACGTGTAAAGTAAGCGACGATTTTATCGAAAAGCTATCGAAGATGGGTGTGATGGACGCAGCGTGCGCACTCACAGAGGTGAAAGATACAAAGGCAGCTAAGAAGACTGACGGTTCAAAGACGCGAACAATTCGTGGTATTCCAAAGTTGATAGACGCAAATTATGCAGGAACATCCGACAAATCGGCTTTATGCACTATTATTCTGTGCGAGGGTGATTCAGCAAAGGCGGGGATTGTTTCTGGTTTGAGTAAAGAGGATAGAAACTTCATTGGTGTTTATCCAATGAAAGGTAAACTGTTTAACGTTCACGGTGAGACGACAAAGCGAATTTCGGAGAATCGTGAGATTGCTGAGATCAAACAGATATTGGGTCTTGAAACTGGAAAAACGTATACACCAGAAGATGTAGCAACGCGACTTCGATATGGAAAGGTATTATTTATGACGGATCAGGATTTGGATGGTGCACATATTCAAGGACTGGGAATTAATTTGTTTCAGTCAGAATGGCCTTCACTCACAAAGATACCAGGATTTATTGGGTTTATGAATACGCCGATTTTGAAGGCGAGGCGTGGACAACAAGAACACGTATTTTATAATGATGGCGAGTTCGAAGAGTGGAAAAAACAGTTTCCAAACTCGATAGTTCCAGCTAGTTGGAACACGAAATATTATAAAGGTTTGGGAACAAGTACCGGGAAAGAGTTCAAAGTGTATTTTGAAAACAAGAAGATTGTGTCGTTCGTGCATACTGGACAACACTCAAATGATCAATTAGATATGGCGTTTAACAAAAAGCGCGCAGATGATAGAAAGAAATGGTTGTCTACATATTCGCGTGAAGCGTATCTTGATACATCTAAGCCGGAAATCCCGTACGAAGAATTTGTAGACCGTAGTCTTATTCACTTCTCAATTTACGATAATGCGCGATCAATACCGAATTTGATGGATGGTCTTAAAATTTCTCTGCGTAAAATCTTGTATTCTGCCTTTAAAAAGGGTGGTCTGAAGACAGAAATTAAGGTGGCGCAGTTTAGTGGATATGTTTCAGAACATTCTGGATATCATCACGGTGAGGCGAGTTTGAATGCGGCTATCGTAGGATTAGCGCAGAATTTTGTGGGAAGCAACAATATTAATTTATTCGAGCCAAATGGTCAGTTCGGAAGTAGAGCTTGCGGTGGAGACGACTCTGCGAGCGAAAGATACATTTTCACGCAGTTGAATCGTCTCACTCGTCTTATATTTCGTCAAGAAGACGACGCGGTGTTATCTTATATTAATGACGACGGGCAATTGGTGGAACCAATCTATTATGCTCCGGCGATTCCGATGATTCTTGTGAATGGAACAAAGGGTATTGGAACTGGATTTAGTACAGATGTTATGCCGCATAATCCTCTTCAAATCATTCAATATATTCGCGCTCTGCTTAACGAAACAAGCGTGAATGACCGTCCAGTGATTGAACCTTATTTTAAAGGATTCAAAGGAACGATTCGAAACATTGGTACTGCTAGTGAAACTACTACGCCGGCGATTTCGCCTCCAGCGATTTCGCCTCCAGCGAAATATATTATCAAAGGTGTATATGAGATCATCGCAGACCGTAAGGTCCGGATTACTGAATTACCGATTGGAACGTGGACCGATGATTATAAGCAGTTCTTGGAAAAGTTAATGGATGCAACACAGTCGACTGCTGGAGGAAGTGCTACACCTCCTGTACTCAAGGAATATGTAGATATGTCGACTGATACAATCATCGATATAACTGTTACGTTCCATACTGCATACCCACACACACCGAAGGAGTTAGAAATGGCTATTATCGATGCGGAAGCGGGGACAAACAAACTGGAAAAAATACTTGGGTTATTCACAACGCAAAGCACAACAAATATGAATCTTTTCGACCCCCGCGAAAAACTAAGAAAATATCCGACAATCTATAATATCGTCGACGATTATTTCGTTGAACGCTTAGAGTTATATTCTAAGCGAAAGATAGCAATGTTATCCCATTTGGGTAACGAGCTTCGTATTTTAACAAACCGAGCAAAATATATTCAGGAAGTACTTGATGATAAGCTGGAATTGAGAAGACAAACGAAAGAAGCTGTATTTGAGAAGATGACTGCACACGGATATGAACACATTGATGGAGACGAAGAATTTAAATATTTACTGAAAATGCCGATGGATAGTGTTACCGATGAGAACGTAAAGGACCTTCTCAAGGAACGTGATAATAAGCGTAGACAGTATCAAGAATTAACTGATACAACGATTCAAAATCTGTGGCGCAAGGATTTAGATGAACTTGATCAAGAGTATCGTAAATGGGTATCGGATGGTAGAGGAAGTGAAAGTGGTGGAAATGCAGCAGGCGGATCTGCATCATCAGGGGCTACAAAAAAGAAGATTGTGATGAAGAAGAAGGTAGTGGAACAATAAATAGAGGAGTATAACGTGTTAACGAATAATAAATAAAATATTTTTTATTATTCAACTGATCAATATATAATACAAGTACTCCTAAAAGTGGTAATAGAATACATTCAAGATAGTTTAGTCAATAACGAACGAACAAATAGTAAGAAGATCAACCAAAAACTTAAAACCACGGCTTTAACTCAAGAGTTTTATGCTTGTAATCAGAAAAATTCGGACGAGACATCGGCGTATACATATTACTCACGTCGCGCTTATACTGAACGTATCCTTCAGCTTCTCCGTGTATACGTGGGATGCAGTATTCATAAACAAGATTATTAAGCTCAATAATTTGCCCGCGAATATCTGTAGGAGCATTCGTAGAATTTTGGAGATATATAGTCCGCATTATGATACGCAATGTATCACAATCCTGTTCACCAATAACATATTTTCCATTGGATCGATTATACACACCAGCGCGAATTCCATTTTGAATGATTTGCATATTTTCTTTGCTAAAATAAGCATTTGAAAGAGGAGTATTCTCCCATATACCATTTAGTGCATCTCTATAAGTAACACATTGATGAACAGGGTTTTTATCGTATAGTGCGAATTGATCTTGAATAGGGGGAGTTATAATATCCAGACGCCCATTTTTAGGCTGCCCTATAATAGTATGTTCAGGTAATTGTTTATATGCGTAATGATTCATAACTAATTATTTTATTTATAATCTATTATATTATATTAAATTTATATATTATATATAATAGTATTTCATTATATTCTTTATTCATAAGTAAATGGACGATTATATTTCCCAATCAAAAAATACAGGTTCTTCTGCATTTGGAAGTAGTGGAAGCGGCAGTGGAAGCGGCAGTAGTGGAAGCGGTAGCGGAAGCAGCACAGGATGGTTTAGCAATTTTTTTAATTTAACAATACAGAAGATGGCTATTTTGCTAGCCGGGATCGCACTTGTGATATCAACAATCACAGTTGCAATTTTATTATGGAAATCAAAAAATTCGCAAAAATGGCCACCAGAGATTTCAAGATGTCCTGATCGGTTTAAGTTAGATAGTGGTGGTACAACTTGTAGTGATCCATTTGGGTTGTATAGTGGCGGAACTATTGCTTCTAATATAGATAACTGTGCTAATTATACGACAATCCAAAATAGTAAGTACGCAAACAATCTTAGTGCGGGTTATATTCCGTGGGAAGGTGTATTAGACGGTGAAAGATCAAGAAGTTCAAGTTTAAAATGTTAAAATATTTTGTATACAAAAGTATTCAATACAAAATATCTATATCTACGATAGTAATAATAAATCACTATACTCACATTCACATTCTAAGAGAACCTGGGGCAGCCATAGAAGCATTTTTCGCGGCAGATGGAAGCGAATCGCCAGCACCAGAACTGTTCAGAAATGTGCCGGCTTTCATATTACCAGTTACGCACATAGAATAAAATAAACGAGATTGATAATACATAAGACCATATACCAAAATCATCAAGAAGGAATATAAAACACTCATAAGAGTAACTTTACTTCTAAACAACATAACAAGCGAAACCACGAATCCTAAAGCAGCAACGATGAGAAAAATAAAGTTAACGACTGTGAGCCAGTAAAACAAGGCGCAATAATCCTTGTCGAGAGGTGCAAAAAAATCAGAAAGACCGTTATTCATCGTAATACGATAGAAAGAATATACTATATGAAATCGTTTATAATATAGATAAAGAAAAAAATGCAAAACGTTTGCGATATTCAGTGATTCTAAATATCTTAGATAATAATAATAGCGAATCGAATAGATTAAAACATAAAAGAATAATAACAGAATAATCTACAAGATGGGTGATGTTAAACAAACAATGAAATCGGCGAATAATAATAATAATAATAATAATAATAGTAAAACAAGCACATTACTAGAATTAAACGTCAACAAAATATTGGGGCGTGAAGCAATATACAATAATATAAAAGAGTTTCTTCAAGCTTTTCAACAAAATAAAAAAGATTTGACGTTTAAAAGAGGCATATATATTTATGGTGCGCCAGGATCAGGTAAAACAGAATTTGTGAATAGATTATTAAAAGACTTAAATTATGATATCATAAAATACGATGCAGGAGATATACGAAATAAATCAATAATTGACTCGATAACTCAGCATAACATATCAGACAAAAATATTATGTCTGTATTTCAAAAAAAGGTACAAAAAATAGTTATTGTTATGGATGAACTAGATGGGATGAATAACGGTGATAAGGGTGGTATAACATCACTCATAAAACTAATACGACCTAAAAAAACGAAAAAACAGAAACAAGAAGAAATTACGATGAATCCAATTATATGCATAGGCAACTATCATATCGACAAAAAAATAAAAGAATTGATGAAGGTAAGTCACGTATATGAACTAAAAACACCGACGATACAACAAATGAACCACTTAATCGATATAACAATCCCAAACATAGATAATATTTTGCGCAAGAATATAACGATATTTATTCAAGGTAACCTAAGAAAATTAAATGCGATTATTGAAATGAACCAAAAACAACACGAACTATTACAAACAACCATATTACAATCTATATTTCAGCCAAAAACATACAATGAAGACAGTAAAAAGATCACACAAAAAATAATTAATACATCATTTCCTATTTGTGAGCATAATAATCTTATAAATGAAACAGACCGCACGATTATTGGATTGTTATGGCACGAAAATATAATTGATGTACTTGAAAAGTTTCCGATAGAGTCGTCGATTCCGTTTTATCAGATATTATTAGATAATATATGTTTAGCCGATTATTTTGACCGTATCACATTTCAAAAACAGATATGGCTATTTAACGAATTGTGTTCTTTGATTAAGACATTTTATAATCATCATTTGTATCATAATGGATTTACTAAAAAGCCGAAGTATAATCCGACAGAAGTTAGATTTACAAAAGTTTTAACAAAGTATAGCACAGAGTATAATAATTCGATTTTCATACAAAATTTGTGTATGCAATTATCGATGGATCAAAAAGATATGTTCGCATTTTTTTTGACGTTACGAAATCAATATTCGGAAGAAGAAATACCTCGTTTACTTGAAACTTATGAAATCACAAAATTAGATATTAACCGAATCTATCGGTATTTAGACAAATATTTATTAAAAGGAGCAGCGGATTCTGAAACAGTCCGTACAGAATTAGAATGTGATGATGAATTTAGTGAAAATGACGATTGAATTCTATTTTGCGCGTTTAATGTGGTATGAAAAGATATAAACAATATACAAAATTATAGTAGTAGAATTATTGAAATGGGTGCTACAATCTCATATGATACAAAATACAAGATTAGTATGGATGTTGAAGTAGAATGCCTCACACTGCAATCTGCTAAACCTGCTTCCCATAAAAAGAATGGTGGCGGTGAAAAACGATCTGTAAAATTTGATAAAACACATCATAATGAGCATTCAGGTAGCGAATCTGAGTCAGCAGGATCATCATCTGAAAGTGACGATGAACACCGTGATAGAGACAAACATAGTAATAGCAGCGATAGCGATAGCGGAAGTGGTAGCGGAAGTGATGATGAGCTTAAACGTGTTACTGTTAAGATAACACCTGATATTGCTGGGTATATTCGAAGTTATGTTCGTGGGAAAGAATTTATGGAAATATTGGATGAACTTACTGAATTTGATCTTGAACCATACGGTTATATGAAAGATACATCATTGGTATTCGATAGTCAAACCGTATCTTATGATCCAGAAAATAAGTGCATTGAATCAGTTGGCGTGTGGGATTATATTCCACCTAAAAACTCATCAAAGAGTAAGAAAAAGACCACAAATAACGAGTATGATATGGACGGAGGAAGAGACTCATCCAGCTCTAGTCGAAACAATAAACGTAAGCATCAACGGGATGAGGATGATGGAAATAGGACATTATCTGAATATAAAACGAAGGAAGATGAGGTCGATTCATCTAATATTCTGAATATTCTTCGAGAGAATTTTAATGTAGCCAGTAAGAATAACGAATTTATAATTCACGAAACAAAAACGAATATGCTTATGTTGAATATTACCAGTGTAGATATTTCTAAGGTATAAATGTAGAACACGTAGTCATCGTTCACCATAACAACAGCACCAATTCGATTTAGATTTTTTTTGGGATTCTTTTCTTTTATTAAGTTTATATTGTTTGTAAGCATAATATTCTGCGATCTCTTCTTCGATAATACGTTGTGATAATTCTTCCATAGAAGGTGTTTTTTCCACCTGAGGGTATCGCTCCATTATTGACTATAACTAATATAATTATTATAACTAATATAATTATTATAATTATTATATAAATATACATTATAACCTCTAGAAGTAACCACCCACTACCACCCCACCTCAAACCAGACCTCTATACTATATCATTACCATAAATGATTCTTGAAATAGTAGGTATATTCATATCTATCGGTATATTGACTGTTTCTTATAATAATATCCGCAATAAGAATAATAACAATAGATAATGTTCACATCATAACTGTATAATGTTCACATCATAACTGTATAATGTTCACATCATAACTGTATAATGTTCACATCATAACTGTATTAGCGTTTGGAAGATCATCTAATAACTTACGAAGATTACGATTTTCATCAAGTAACTCCTCGTATCGTTTTATAAAATCAGCAGAACACGAATTTTGAAGTGTATTGCTTGTATCTACGTTATTATTTTTTACCTCAACAACTTTAATATCAGAATCATCATCTTTATCTGCTATATTTTTTCGAAGTATATGCAACTCATATTGAAGTTTACGTATCTCTTCGTTCATCTCAATAATTTGGTTATCACGTGATTGAATATCTGTTTGTTGTTTCTGCATAATATCTACTACCTGACGATTCGTTAATGCGATTGGTTCTTGTCCTGGCTGTTGAATAATAATCTGTCCATTATCTGCGCCGGCAGCATTCTGTCGTGCATACTCTTCTGCGTGTTTCGCTCGGTCCCGTTCTAGCTGTATGGTTTGTGCGATAACATCTGGCTTCATTTCCGGTCTACCAGGTAAGTAATCCAACAATAATTTCTCCAAGTCAACCATATAAAACTTACGAAGATTTGGATCTTTAATAAAATCCATAACACGTTTTGGTGTATCTCTCACAACTTGCGGGTTCGCATTTACTAGTAATTTTCTCTTATCAAAAGTATTATGTTCGTGTGAGAAAACCAATATAACCTTCATCGGGTTTAATTGTACAAATGGTACAGTATAATCTTTTAAAAATGCGCGCTCTTCAGCCAAACACGCATCATCATTATATTTATGCTGTTTCAACAATTTTCTCTTAAACGCAAATGTTCCTGCAGTCGCGTGATTCGGACCATAAGGACCAAATTTTTTCATTTGGTTAATATGCTTAAAATAAATATATATTTCACTTGAACCAGCACATAAGGCGTCAGGATGAGTAATAAGCATATGAACCGCGTGTGATACTCGCTCAGGAGGGTAGTAATCATCGTCATCCATATATACTAATATTTCACCACGCGATTTCTCGTGCAGCAAATTTCTCTTTTTACCCAGAGTCATTTTATCTGTAAACTTGAAATATTTAACCCGTGGATGCGAAGCAATCAAATCTTCAATAGGATCAGTACCATCATCAATAACAATCCATTCCATTCGATCTTGCGGATAGTCTTGGTTATTAAAACACGAAATCATTGCCTGAATAAACGGACGACGATTAAAGGTTGGCGTACATACACTCACAAATGGATACTTTTTAAAGTATTCAGGACTTGACTTAGATACTTCACTAGAAATAGCAGTAGCAGTACTATTCGTTTTACCTTTGGGCATATTATAAGTTTATTATCTTAAATACTATATTAACTTTTATATAGTATTTCAACACATATTATCATAAAAAACAAAGAGACAGTGATATCAGACTAGTAGTCTATACAGTTGTAACGTTAGAACTTGCATTTGCCGCTTCTTCTGCTGCTTTTGCTGCTGCTTTTGCTTTACGCATATTAATAAAATCTGTTAATTTTGGCCAAAATAATATACCAAGTACAACTAATACAGTAGATACTGCATATACTGCGAATTCGATTTCATTTTCGTTGTTATCATACTCAGTACCAATGATAACGATAATAATCACATTAAAAATGAAAAATATAATAGGTATATATCTTGTAAAAATTTCGAAATAATAACTGAAATCATTCAATAATGGATAAAATATAAAAGATCCGATAAACTGAACAAACTGCAAACAAGATACAACCGCAGGAATTAGTCCCATAAATCCCATTCCCGTGATAAAAGTCCACAAGAGTCCACCGCCCCATGTCTTTATTTTCTCATCAGGTAAATGTAGCGTTTTATGACTAATCATACCTATAATCGTAAGAAGAAATGATGGACCTAATGCGAAATACATAAATAATAATATGAATACCAATAAACCAATAATTAGCATAAATGGTTCGAGATATCCCCCAAGTCCGGTAAGAGTTTCTACGTAACCGCGTATTATATTAATCAACCCAATCACCTTGATCAAATATTCTCTGCTTTTTGAAAAATGAAACACAAGTGTATTATTGATCCATTGTTTTAATCTTGTCTTTAAAAATAAAAGATCAAATATATCACCATCGTCTTCGCTATCATTTTTTTTTTTAGTTTCTTCGTACTCTTCCTTTGTTAAACAAAACATTTTAAAAATTAGTTTTTCCATTAGAATGGACGCCTCTAAGAAGTAATATTTTAGACCTTTACTATTATCTCCTTTACTTGTTGTATTTTCGTGAATATGTCCAAAATCTGCATTGGTAGTATCACACGACTTATCCGGCTCTGTCGGGCATTCTGAATATTCAGATCCAATTGTATAACAATATGGCCATTTTGCTGGCGAAAACGGAAATAATTTATCTAACCCCTTAACTTTACCAGATATTGAATCGCGCCCTTTCTCTGCGTAGAATAATACATTCACAGCCAGTATAGAGACAATCATCAAATATAAAAAAGAGTAGGCAATATCCTCCGATACCGACGCTATCTTATTTAAATTCAACTCACTCGTAATTCCCGACATTCTAAACAATGATAGACTTTATTCTAGACTTTAATCTAATATATATAAACAATTAATATTTTCCGTTATTATGATTATATATTATGAATATTTATTTTTCACAAATTTATCTATCTAGCATACATCAATCCGCAATTTCCAGAAATAAACGTTAGAACATTATATCGTTCTTCCAATATGTGTAAATCATATGTATAATGATAAATATTTATGTTTGGTTTATTTATGCCGATTACTTCATTTGTTAATGGGTCGCATATAGTTCGGACTACCGCATTTGAGTCTAAAGGAGGATATATCGTGCTTAATTCTAACTCAATTTGATTAAATTTACTCATATTTATAGCGCCGCTAGGCTGCGTATCGTATGGATCTGTATTCATACAAAAATTATAACAGTATATACCGGGTTTCGCATTACCACGTGTTCTAGTATATTTTTCGACATAATTGTATATTCCGGCATCTAAAATATTCTCTCTGTATTTACCATTCAATGATATCCCCATAGTCAACAATATATCGCGTTCATTTTCGATTTGAAAATCACCTGTGATGTGTAATCCGGTTAAACGTGAATCCACCGGATTAATTCCTGGTCCAATACCGTCATTTTTTCCAAATTTATCAAAATAATACCGATCATTTTGATAGTCGACCGTCCATTTTTCTGGACGATCACTCAAATCACCACCAGCAGTAGTAGAAATATTTTCATATGAAGGAAGACCGCATTTCCAATTATCATCGACTGGTGCAGGAATAATATCATACGGCATATAGTTATACGGCCAATTCGAGTAATTACTCCATTCGTTACGTAAATTAACGTCACTTCTCTGGAAAAATAATGACCACGAAGAAACCATCCCCATAGAATTCTCGATTTTTACCTTTTTATTTCCAGTCACATCGTTAAATGTCCAATCATAATAGGACTTAATAAGATATTTTTGTTGATTCGCTGCGAATATTTTAGATTCGTCATCAGATAGAAAACAATATGTTGATATAAGATGTACGTCAGCATTCCAATCTGTTCTGATATTCGCATAGGAATCAAGTGTTAAATCTATACTTGGTGGCGGATGCAAAAAACGCCACATTTGGTGTTTCGGATTCGAAAAATTAGGTTGAACTATCGGCCAATAATTATCAGGATCACTCACATCTCTTATCGTAAACAACTCACGAACAGGACGTAATGTGATATCGATTTGCAATTGGTTATATTGAAGACACACTAAAGGAAACGCCATTTTGGATGAAAGTGTGAACCAAGCATTAATCGGTATATATAGCTTACGCCCACGTATGGACGGTTCTGCACCCGAAAGATTATCACTGCGATATGCATTTGGATACTGATTTAAACGTGCACCAGAGCATCCAGGATTGTATAATTCAGGAACATTACCAGTCATTTGATCATATAAATCTCGCTTCGTTTTATCAAAATCACGCTCTACCATAGCCATCAAATTGTGTCCACTATATTTTTGAAGAGTCATTCCACCAACAGATATCACGATTTCTTTTATCATTTGTGTACCAATATTCTCAATCCATCGAAATTCATACGGCGCCCACATCTGACCCTTCGTCTCTGGAGGATATATCGGACTCCATATTGAAGGTAGTGTAACACAAATATATGTATCCATTAATAACTCCGCATATCTCGGCATATAAAATGTGAATTTGGATTCCTCAGTTAATCTGAGTTTTTTTTGCCCATCAAAGTCAATTCTAAACTTTTGAAGCCCAAAATTTGTATATTTAAGATATGTGCTTTTAAAAAATGATTTTTTAGGATTACCATTTAGTATAACATTTTGATTTCCAGTGGCTATAAGATTTAGTAACCCACCAGTCATTTTACGTATGTGATTAACTAAATTAGTATACTATTATAATCTATTAGTATAACTTTATATAAAAATATATAATTTCTAATAATTATATACTGAATATATAACATATTCATTTATAAAGATATTCATTTATATAAGATATTGAAGTATATACGATAATAAAGATTATACGAGAAGATGAATTTAAAAAAATACAAAGAGGAAATTATCTTCATATTCGCAGTTATTTTAATACTAGCATCCTGGAAAATAGCAGGAGCGCTGATACAAATGTTTAATGATCAAAAATCAAGAAACAACAAAGTAACCGAAGGTATACAAATCAGCGAAGAAGAGCGTAAAAAAACCGAAAATATCATTAGTGAAACAGATCAAATATTAGCTGATGCGAACCAATTAATCGCGCAAAATGCACTAAATTCATCCGCAAAAACAAATGTTACTAATGGTTTCACAGTGGAAGGCTTTATCACAGTTAATACTGATAAAACCGGTAAATTATTAACAAGCGAAGATTATTCATTTCAAACAAGCGAGAATGATATGACTATCAACCAACGAAATCACTCTGCAACAATATATGACCACCAATATGCGCATCAAGAACCATTTTCTTCGTCAAATAATTTAACCGATACAATTATAAATTTTGGTAATGTTGGAAAAGAAGGTTTAGAGAATAAAAACGACAAAAAAGAAAAAACGAGTAAAGAAAAAAAGGTAAGAATATCATCATTGACTGATGTGAATATGAATACATTAAAATTACGTGATTATTATGTGAAGTCTTCATATAATTCATTTAATACCGATGATTTCGACTACTCAACGATAAGTATGGATGCTTGTATCCACGTATTATCGCGCGGTTGCCGGTTTATCGATTTTGAGATATATTCAATTGATAATGTCCCGGTTATCGCATCTTCTTCCAAAAACGACTTTTCCAGTAAAAAATCCAAAAATAGTATTCCTGTATCCGAAGCATTTGAAGTATTAGGAAATTATGCATTTTCTTCGGCAAAATGTCCTAATCCAGAAGATCCATTTTTCATTCATATGCGAATAATGTCTGAAAATATCACAATGTATAATAACCTAGAAACAGTAATTAAACAAAGTAAAAGTCTTTCAAGACGGTTATTACCTCCTAAATATGGAATGGATTATGGTGTAGACGGCACAATGAAAGATATCGGAGACGAACCACTATTAGATTTTAAGAATAAGATAATTCTCATTGTAGATTCAACAAATCCAGTTTATAAAAAGACAAACTTTTACAAATATGTGAATATCAGTTCGAACACATTTTTCTTGTCGAAGAAGACATTTTTTGATGTTAAAAATATCGCAGACGCAAATCAGTATAAAGAAGCGAATAAGAAGAATATGGCGCTAGTATTACCGATGAAAGCTGTGAAACCTAAAAATGAAGGTCATAATGGTCCATATACGTGGGGAAGTCAATTTGTAGCAATGTGTTTTCAAGAATCCGCGCGAGATGAAAAATTATCTGCTTATGAGTCAATGTTTGATGCTGTTGGATTTGCATTCATTCTCAAACCCAAAGACTTGCGTTATATACCTATCACGATCGATCCGCCAAAACCGCCAAATCCAAATTCATCTTTCGAAGGAAAGCCGGCAGAAGCTCCGGGTATTGGCGCTTTACCACCATTTTAGATTGTCGTACTGTGTATTGTATATCACATAGTCACAACAAACAAGATCCTCGATTTGTATCCATATTATTTTATATCCATATTATTTTATATCCATATTATAACAATAACAGTTATATAATATGCATAACAAGACGTATTATTTAGAAAAATTAAAAAATGAGCGCGAAGATGAGATATCCTATGATGATAAAGAATTAGAAATTCTACGTAAAGCGGTGGATTTGGTTGAAGCGCGTAAAGGAAAAGAAACGATGCGTGATCCTGAAGTAAAAAAAATTATAGAAACGGTTGAGAAATTTATAGCAGACAAAAAACTAGTTTGCTATGGCGGTACTGCGATTAATAACATCTTACCAGCGGACGTGCAATTCTACGACAAGGATATAGAATTACCGGATTATGATTTTTATTCAGATAATGCTCTTGAACACGCAAAAGAATTGGCGGATATTTATTATAATGCTGGTTATGAAGATGTAGAAGCCAAAGCCGGCGTCCATTTCGGAACATATAAGGTATTTGTGAATTTCACAGGTATAGCCGATATCACGCAAATGGAACCTGAATTATTCAAATCAATTTCAAAAGAATCGATTATTAGAAATAATATACGATATGCGCCTCCGAATTTTCTTCGAATGGCTATGTATCTCGAATTATCTAGACCGGATGGAGATGTTTCTCGATGGGAAAAAGTGCAAAAACGTCTTGTCTTATTAAATAATCATTATCCTTTAAAAGGGTATGACTGCGACAAAATCCAATATCAGCGTGGTTTTGAAGTGGAAAGTGACTCTAATTTAGGTATAGTCGATGAGTCAAAGAGTGTTTCGTTGGAATCCAGGTCGAAACCCAGGTCGAAAACCCGGTCAAAATCGGAGCATTCTGGTGGGAAAAGTCGTTCACATAAACGATCAAGAAGTAATTCTAGAGATGATTCGCAATCGGAGTCTAGGTCATATTCGCATTTATCATCAAAAACGCCGACGAAGTCATCATCGAGATCTCCGTCAAAACAATCTCTCGAGAGATCCAGATCCGAAAGCAAATCCGAGGACCGATCCGAAAGCAAATCCGAGAATACATATACAGTTGATATTGCCCGACTATCATACACTACAGAAAAGGAATTATTATTAGAACAATCGAATATTTATACAATCGTGCGAGATACATTTATCAAAAACAATGTAGTATTTTTTGGTGGTTATGCGAATATATTATATTCTAGATATATGCCGAAGCATCAAAGGCGTCTTATTCAAAAAATACCTGATTTTGATGTATTATCAGAAGATCCAAGAATCGTGTGTGAAGATGTCGTATCAGAATTATTATTACGTAATTATAAAAAGGTAAAATATGTGAAACATAAAGGCGTAGGCGAAGTTATTTCCGAACACTTTGATATACGCATTGATGACGAAATCATCGCATTTGTATACAAACCACTTGCGTGCCATAGTTACAATACCCTACGAATAGACAATAAAAATATTCGAATCGCGACAATTGATACGATGTTGAGTTTTTACTTGGCGTTTATTTATGCGAATAGACCCTATTATGACCAAAATCGTATCGTTTGTATGTCGCAATTTCTATTTGATGTGCAGCAGCACAATCGTTTAAAACAGACAGGTTTATTGAAACGGTTTAGTATTGAATGTTATGGAAAACAAGATACGTTAGAGACAATGCGATTCGAAAAAACGAAAAAATTCGAAGAATTAAAACATAAAAAAGATAGCAAAGAATATGAACAATGGTTTTTGCGGTATATACCGATGGAATATTTAAAGAACCGAAAACAGCATAACAAATCACTAAAAAAACTGGAATCATCAAAACGTAAAAATTCTACCAAAAAAAATAAAAAATAACAATAAAAATAACAATAATTAGTTATTCATAATAATATACAATGCATCACCCCAACCGTGGCGTGTTATACTTGTTAAAACTCTCTTAAAATTGTATTGGAGTAAAAATGCATCAATCTCGTGAATTAATCCGCAATTTTTATATAATTCTTTTTCATTCACTTCTAAATATATCGCTTTAGCATATTTTATAGATTGAGGTGCGCCTTTCAACGCCATAAGTTCCGCTCCTTGAATATCAAAATTCCAAAAATTATACTTAGATGCGTCGATATTATTTCTTTCAAAAAAAGTGTCGATAGTAATACTTTTGAGATTAATTTTATCTACGTATACGACATACGGATGTTCTTTAGAATGAGTTCCAAATTCTAATACACTTGACGACTGCACATTGTTTGAAACATTGAATATTACATCTTCATCGTCTTTATCTGTTATCACGGCGTTATATACATTTGGTATTCCTCTTTTTGTTGCTTCATTTACTTTTGAAGTGATCGCTTCAATCCATATAACATTTTCGGGGTTTAATCCTAGTTGATTATAAAACTGCAATTCTTCACACTCGTGAGCACCTATATGAAAACTACCACCAATCTGTATATTGTTTGCGTGTAAAGTCTTTATGATTTCATCAAAACTAATAAGCATTAAAATATTATACTATTAATATTATACTATTAATATTATACATTTCTATCATATACGCAATTACTCAGGGTTCGCCGCAATGTGTGAATCATTGACCTACCTAAACCCTTCACCCAATTTATTGAAGATTTTCATAATTACGAAATACGATAATGCGAACATCACACTCGTTCCAGTTAGACCTACGATGTTGAAATTTCCATCTGATGCGAACATCGATGGTACAAAGTGCAGTAGTTGTGCGCGAAATACCGGCATTTGAAAAATAAAATACATAACACCTAATAATATCGGAATCTGTAAATCGATATAAATCGCTTCTAATGTATCTAAACGATTCTCTTTGCGATTATTATCTCGAATAATTCCCTCCATTGACGAATAATCGCGAATATAATCACGCTCATTTGGTGGTGGTTGTGGTATATAATTTGGTTGTATTTGTTCATCGTGTGTGAATGCGTTTGGATTCATAGGAATATCCCTCGTTGGAATCATAGTCATACCATTAGCACTCGCCTTTTGAACACCTAGCATTACTTCATTCATTATATTCGATGGTACATTTTGCTGTGACGAGTATCCCTTATTTACTTGCACATTATCAACATTTGGTGAATATATCATTGAATTTCCACCTCCACCTCCACCTCCACCACCGCCACCGCCACCGCCGAAATGTCCTAAATGACTATTCTGACTACTTAATGGTAAATCATCTATGCTAGTTGTATCAGACATTATTCCTATACTATTTAATATATTTATAACAAGAATGATAGGATAAATATATTACGCAAATGATGTAATGGAATATATGATTATTAGTTCAATTGGACATCTTTTTTAGTTGAGTCACATTTGACTGCCTTTGTTTTATAGGTATAACATTTATCATCTAGCTTATATACATCTTTCTCTAAATCTTTAATAGGGGGTGCTCTGAATGCGATACAAGAACGATCCTTACAAACCCTTCTAAATAACGACGCAATCCCTAAACCTAATACGATAGATATAAATATTCGCCCAGTTTCTGTATGTAATAACCGTTGAAAACCCATTATAATTCAATAGAATATGATTCGATAGAATATATATTATAATAGATTAGAATACATTAGAATCGGTACTAGTTGTGAATAAACGATAGATTGCATCAAATATACCAACTCCCATCACATTTCTAAATATAACAGCAAAAATATAACCCAGTAAAAACCAGTAAATAAAATGCCTATTTTGTATAAATACACTCTTTAAGGTCATGTCAAATAAATATACAAGTATATAAGTATTTGATATAATTATTAATTATCATATTACTGAACGGGAATCTTTTTTATTGTTGATTTGGCTTTCTCACAACTTACTTCTTTCGCATCAAATGTGAAACAATTTTCTGCGTGGTCTTTATATTGAAATTTACGAATGTTATCAGGTGTTGGGTAAACATAAATAATCTTGGGGTTTGGAACCGAAATATAAACGTAGAAAAGACCAATAGATAAACTCACAATGAAAATTGGAAGTGAAATGTGATTAAATAAGTTAAACATTATAGAATGAATAAGAATGGAATAAATAACGTATTATATATTGTTGCGATAATAACATCGAATACTAACGCAATGCTTCCATCACAGCAGCACCCTCTCTTTCGCCTATTTTCGCAAGTTGTAATGCTTTTAGCTCTGCAGTCTTACCTTTATACCAAGGAGCTGATGATGCCGACCCGGACGCGGACCCAGACGCCGACGCTTCTCGTTGCTGAACTGACGAACGGTCCGGCGCAACCACCTGCCCCACTGGCTTACTTATAATTCGGTTATCTGCGATCCACTTCGGCATAATAACCGGCATATACAACTCGTGAAAACTATACTTTTTTTGCGTCAAATAAAATTCTCCATCATCATACATATCAATTAATCCACCATTTATGTTTTCATTTGTCTCTACTTGTGAATATACATATTTATGTTCTCTTATTTTCGAATACGCAGGCTCAATATCATCTTGATAAATTACTAATATATCATCTATTAAACTTTTATTTTTTCCATCTGTTTCTTTAAATTCTCTAATATAATTTTTTATTTGCGATATCTTATCCGAAATAACCCTCGTTAAATTTTCAGTATCTTTCCGGATATCCTCGTTGTCTATAACATTTAAATAATATGTCCGAAATTCGGCATACATTTTGAGTTGTTCTTGTAATTTGTGTTGCACACCTTCAAACTTCTCCACAACTTCTTCTTCCGTGATAAACTGAAAAAGTACATCCAATTTCATTCGAATAATCTCGTCTTTCGTTGCACGGGCATCTTCTAGAGAATCAGTCATTAATTTCTCTAAACTCTCATATTTCCCTCGCTCTACTTCAATATGTAGTCCACACGGTTGTGAGATATTACCGCAAATAGCCTTTAATCGACCTTCTTTCTCAGTAAAAATCGTTCCACCATCTTGCTTACATAATATACACGACGGCTTAATAATAGATAAACGTTTCGCCTTTTGTTGTGCAGTTAATGTATTCCAACTTATTGCCGGATCATCCATTAACCTTTTACGTTTTTTTTTCATAATATTTTCATATTTATCTTTTAATTTATAGTACTCGTTTATCGCATCATTTATTTTGTTATATTCTTCTTCGGGTATCAGTTGATATGGATAAATGAAACCGCGGAAATCTTCAGGATCTGATGCTTTTTGTATATGACGTTTAAGTGCATCCTCTTGTTTTCTATTCATATCCATAATAACTTTTGTCGCTTTTTTTAATGTGTCGCGGGTTTTCTGTTCTTTTTTTGACTGCATAATCCGTGCTGCTGCTGCGCTTTTTCCACCGCCGCTATAACTAAGATTGCGTTCTTCTATGGCTTCGTGTAGATCCTGATATAACGCACCATGCCCTTGTCCGCCGCTGCCGCTGCCGCCTCCGTACTGGCTTTCACCAATCAATAGGTTTTTTATAGTTTGTGATTGCATTATTGATGTTATTACGTATTGTTAGTTATATATTCCATATATTTTTGTTTATGCATATTTACGTGCCCAATATTCTTCATCTGGTCCTTTCCACTTCGGCAAATTCGTAAGCATTTCCATTCCATTGCCGGCTGGATTCACGCGACAATCCATAGGAATACCTTTACTCTGCGCGTAATGTGTAGCATTTACCATTTTTAACTTCGAGAGAATATACTCTTGCTGTTTACGAAGTTTCGCTTCCTTCTCTTCTGGAGTTAGCTTTCCTTTATATTTCGCATACAATAGAATCCCTAAACATATAAAAAACCCAACCCCCATATAAAAATTAAACGTCTCAGTGTGATAAAATTCTTTCATTTTACGACAGTTATCGAGAGATCTACTTAAAAAATACTTAACACCGGGTTCAATAAGAGTTGGTTTATCAGACATATCCATTTTATTACTGTATTCTGTGTATTCTGTGTATTCTGTGTATTATGTTTTACACTATATGTAAAAAATAACAATAAAATTCCTACGAACTATATATCGTAGAAAATAATAATACTTGTATAATTTAATTGACTAAAACGCAAACATAATGGTTGAAGTAAGTTCATCTGTAGCAATCGGATATTTTATTATCATTTTTCTAATATACGGTTATTATAAATATTCACACGATGGTGAAGTAAGCCCCGGTGTTACTATGATTACTTTTTTACTTTTAGTTATAGGACAAGGTTTTCTAAATTTGGGTATTTCTAGCAATATCTGTCAAGGTGCAGCACAACCAACATCCGCAATTATCGCAACTATATTACCTTGGGCATTGGTTTTAGGTATTTTAGATGCTGTACTAGCTATATTGCCTGGTTGGCTTATCCCATTCGAAAATACGTTTGGCTATATATTTGTTTCCATTTTTACCGATCTAAAGGATGTTTTCAATGATATATTAGTCCCTCGATTTAACATCGAACCTCCCGAAATACAAAAAGGTGGTACAGGTAATCCATTAAAAGAATTGGAAAACAGACAAAAACGTGATTTAGGTCAAGCTTTAGAACAAATTTACACAGATCAATCTATTATATTAAATGAATTGAATAATGATAATCTTGATGATTTTTGGAAGGGGTTTACGGAATCAAAACTTATTAAACCGAATAAAGACGAAAACAAGGATAAAATACGTAAATTTATTTTGCTTAAATCTATAGTCGGCGAATTTATGTGGTGTTTTTTCGCTGGTCTACTTGCTGTATCGATTAGTTATAACTATTTAATAAATATAGGTTGCACATTCACAGCTGAACAGCAGCTCGCAAGACAAGAAGCACTTGATAAGGCTAGAAAAGATGCGAATGCTAATTCTTCCGATACTGGTGGTACATTTTCGATAGGAGGAAAGAAATAGTGATAGATTTATCCTATATTCTATTTCTTCACATCACAAGAATTCGGGGGGGTCTTGAATAATAAAATACGGCTAAATAAGATAATATCGCGATTATAATCGCAACTATCCATATAGGCAATATTGTTTTACTTGAATAACCCAGTCCAAATTCTCGTAGACTTCCATCTTCATTATAAAGAAATGACGGATTCGCATATTGTATTAGCATAAAAATAATAATATATATGAATATCGCACATCCGACAATATTATTTCGAATAAACAGTTTTAATGTGAACATTTTTCTGTTATCTAATATATTTATTATATTACTTTTTGTTGTTCTTATCAGTAATATAATAACCTATTTTTATTATTTGTTCGAATTTATAGCGGTAAAATACGAAAAACAAGTAATTATATATTTACAACTATAATATATGATGTGAAGTTATACATATATCGATGATAATTTGCGAATAATTTTAATGTATTATTACTCTGCATCCTTTAAGGCTTTTGCGATCTTTAAATATTGGGAAAACAAACACACTATATATCCCGTAAGTTTTTTCTCGTCTTCTTTTAATTCCTTTACTTCATCAGATGAATAAACATAATTATAAGAAGCCACAATTGATTCACCACCTTCGATTACCGTATCTAAGTCTAATTCTTCCACTGCCTTCTTCGCGTTCTTTTTTTCATCCGCAGTTCCTGTAACAATTCCATAAGCATTCGCACAAAACGAGATAAATACATTTGATTTCTCCTGATCATTTTCGCCATTTTCTTCTACATATCTCGTACCGGCAACATCCATCGCAGCTTTTACATTTTCTAATATTTCTGCATTTTTCTTATTATTTGTTTTTCCCATAATATCATCATATTTCCAGTATCTATTCGCAACTGTTTTTATATTTTCGATCGCATCCTTAAACGTCTTGTCTTTCTTATCGCTTTTGATGTTGGGCTCTTTGAAACCGTAGTCACTACACTTAGGACCATCACCGTCACCGCCACCGCCACCGCCACCGCCACCGCCACCTTTATTAAATAAGCCTTCTTTGCGTTTATTCGTAAATGTTGCTAAAATGACCACAACAAATGCAGCAAGTATCGATATATCCTTTTTTGTATAATACAGCCATAAAAGTAATACTGATATCACTATATAAATCGGATGCATTATAGTAATATTATTTATAAATTACTCTACTATTTATAAATATTAAACATATTATAATATTATGCCGTGTGAATCTAAATACTAATCATCGTAATCACCACCGCCACCACCGCCTACGTCATATCCTCCACCCAATTCCCCTTCACCTTCATCATCGTGTTGAAGTATATATGCATAATCATCATCTCCTGCGTCATCGTCTTCAGGAATTCCAGATCGCATATCCAGTTCGTGATTCTCAATCTCAGCAGCAATCCGATCCTCTTCTAATGCATCCATTAGATAAATCTCTCGGTTCATATCGGTAACATAATCACGCTTCCCCATCTGACGCTCTTTTTGCGCTATTTTCTCCATCTCTTCACGTTCTTCGTCATAAAAGTCTTGGTCGTATATAACAATACCAGTTTGCGTTGTACCTCTACTCCATATTCCCATCTTATGCTTTTTCATATTATTTTCTAATTGACGCTCAGTCATAGACATCGCACCTATTCTCTCAACAACGCCATCCTTTTCTTTATCTCGTACACGAGTTAGTTTCTCTTTAATATTCGCATAATTGAAATCAATGCATGATTTGTCTTTTTCAATAATCCGTAAATACGCAATCAATAGTTCGGCTACCTTTTCACCTAGCGCTTTTTTATTTCCTAAAATAATATCCATCTCACTAATTGTAGCCAGATCTCGCTGATTTACTGATTCGGCTGAATGAAGTTCTGATTCTGGTGGAATTTCGTCTTGTTCTTCTTCATCTTGCCTCGCCTTTTCAGACGAGCGAATTATTTTTCCAGCTGATATTGTTGACGCATCACTCTCGTGCGCGACTTTACTCTGTTTACCAACTTTACCCGATTTACCTGATTTACGAATAAGTCTTGTAGGTTCATTCTGGTATATTGTGATCGGTGTTTCTATAACTAAATAGATATATGTCTGAAACATCGAGAGAAAGTAGAACAAATGCAAATTCTGGACAATGTCTCTATCAAATATCGAATATGTCGTGAATATATTTTTACGACTAGAATGTGGAACAGGACCGCCATTTTCACCTGATAAACTCGCAATATCCACTTCGTGTGGAATAAGTTTCGATAATACTGTAGATGCAGCAGATCCGCTTTGTTTAGGTGCAGTTGCGAGGGCGGCGGCAGCTTCTGCAATACGAGCATCCTTCTTCTCATCAAAGAATACCTCCGCTTCGAACGGTGTATTATCCATCATAATTTTGATATCTTTTATATGTTGGTTTGCGTGGCGTATCACTTCTTTCACAATATAGTCATTATAAAATGTTTTTAATGATGTATAATGCGAAGAGATAATTGTCTTAATATCCTTCATATGCATATCGGAGAATCCCCAATGTTTGGGAACATTTGTATTATCAAAATCAATACCGCGAAGAATAATGGATGGTATAATTTCACTCAATCTCTTAATACTATTCTTCATAAATTGTATACTCTTTGTCGCCGTTTCATCTAAACTAGACATTAGCACTCCGTTACTTTGATTAATCTCAAACGTCATAATCGTCTTCACTATCTTCTCGATATCACGGATTTTCGCTTTCGTTTGCTTTCCATTCTGTTGAAGAAATGAGAGGATATGCTCACGCATTTCCGTATTCTGACTATGTAAATAATTCTTAATATCTCGCATTTCTTCCGTATCTTCAGTGACCGTTGACTGGTTTGTATCCATATTCGCAATAAGAAGCCTCCTAAGTTTTGCAGGAATAATACATCGGTCAAGTATTGATCCCGCATTTTCAGCGCCAATACCGAACGGCATATCAGCATCAGCATCAACGTCCTTCGCCATATTCGCAACTCGTTCTTCTTCTTCGCGGTCGGAATTTTCATATCTACGGTTCAAATCTAGTATAGCATCACGAAATCGCTGAAAACGCATTGGTTCTCTCGAACGAGTCGGATTTATGTATTTATTATCGATGATATTGTGTGCATTAATTCCACGAAGTAGCCTATCTAAACTATCTGTATCATATAGATTCGATACCTTCTTTAATTTCTGTATTTTTTGATCGATGGGATCGTTCGGATTCCAATCATCTGGTGGTTCAATACACATATCACGTATTTCAGGAATAAGATGCAATGCTGTTGTTACTGGATTCGCGCGTAAATTACTGAAAGAGTGGTTTAGCTTACAATACGCAATAAATGCTCGATATATCGTCTCTTCATTAAATGCGGCAGGTATTTCTGGATAATTAAAACGAGTGTTACGATTATCCATTAAGGTAGATGCGCTTGTGATAGAAGTCATTTGAAGCAACGTTTTCTCTAGAAATCCGATAATACGATTATGATGATGAATATTCTGGGCTTTCGACATAAAATAATCGATGGTTCGTATATTTCGGCGGTCAGTTGGTTCAAGACAGCACGAATTTTCTAAGAATGGTTCACTTGCGATATTCATTAATAATGGACTACTATTTTTCACGATCTCGTGAATCATTTGCTGTATAGAAAGACTGAAATACATTGACTTCGTTTCCAATACATTTAGTTTATCGTGTTGACCGTGATAGCCGCGCTTCATATCTGAGATTAATTGATTGCTAAATTCAGACGCAACGTTTTGTGGTGTAGGCATATTGTCGAGACTCTTCATCGGAGGCAAAAAATTCATCCATCGTGCGATCGATAATTCGCTCGGTATAAACGCGCCATTACCGCCATCTTTATTCTGCACCAAATAATCGCGCTTTGTTTGCAAGCGCTCTTTAGTCAATGCCTTCGGCATAATTAATGTATCAATCATCGTCTTCAATTTCGCAAGAATGTCGCCTTCTGTCTTGAACGACTTTAGCGTATTCCACGGTTCTATACTCGTTTTTATCTTATGCGCGATACACGCAACATACATTATTCCAGATACATCTCCTTCTCCATCTAGTGGGTATCCGGAAAATGAACGAATACATCCAGCGTGTGTTTTACGTGTTTTTGGCGTTGGTATCGCACATTGTATAGCAATTATCAAGTGACTTAAAGTTATTAAGAGTAATGACTGGAAAAAAGCGTCCTTATATGGCGGAAGCCTCTTTCCTTTCTCTCGAAACATCTTTTCAGAACGATCATTATATACCTTTTCTGATGGAACAGCCGTCTCCATCATTATTAACGTATTCTGAATAATATATTCTCGCTCTTCGTGGATATCGATACCCATATAACCAGTCATTGTTGTTACAATATTATTTATAATACGGGCATTCGGACTATCGTATTTCGCGATAATTGTCGCAGCAGACTCTACACCAGATTTCGGCTCAGTCACTGTCTTCGCGACTTTTAAAATTCCTTCACCTGCATCCGCCTCAATTATATCTCTCGTCACAAGTTTAAATCCAGTCATTTCATCGAATCCCTCCTCAGTCACGTGTTCAATGCGTTTAATAACGGCACCACTATGTTTATCAACCCACGCCTCTCCGTCATCACTTATTGTTCCTCGTTCTTTACATATTGTATCAATAACAACGTTTAGTGATACCGCGCCTCGTACATTCGCGCTCTCATCTCTCGTTTGTATAAATGCGATCGCGATTGTTTCGTAAAAAGACGGCATCAATTTCGCATTCGATTTAATACAGTAGAGCCAATTCGGATTTTCGCCCATTATTTCATTTGCCTTACGAGTAAAACTAGTCACAAATTGCATTATATCATATTGACGTTTTACAAAATCGGATTGTGCTAGAATTTTATCCTTCAACGGCTCCATCGGTGATATAATTGCGTCAAAATCGTAGTCTTCGTCGTCGCTCGCTTCATCTTCATTTCGTTTTTGCTTTTTACCCGACTGTATACCGATATAATATTTCTTATCGTTATACTTATAAAACTCTTTATGATGAATATCGGCAAGTCTCTCCATATTCTTTAAGTCATACTCAAATTTCTTATTCACGAATTGTGTGAAATTCTCTCGAGTTACTTGATATTTTGCGTCGAATTCCAATTTGCTTCTCTCCAAATATGCTTTTTTAATTGCAGCAGTGCCTTCTTTTGTCGTAGACATCTCTAATCCACTTCCAGGTCCTTGCTGAATAGATAAGTTTTTCGCAGCTTCAATAGCCAAAGGAATGCAATCGCGATTCACATTACAGAAGTAATTTCTATCCGAACTTGGTATTATCGCTGGAATACTTTCATCACGCACCCATTTTCCATTTTCCATTTTAAAATATAAATAACGTGTTTCCACATCGCCAGTATCTTCTTCATTCGGAAACATCATTCCCTTTGCAGGTCCGGACGACGACGACGACGACTCTATATAATCATCCACTTCTACAACTGCATAATCGCCATCTTTTACTGGTCGAAGTCCGGGTCCAGTCATCAATGCATCTGCCTCTTTCATCGCAGAATCGATGGTCATCTTCTTCTTTTTTATTAATTCGTCGGCTAAAAATGCTTTAAAATCCGGTTCGCTCATCGTTTCCTGTTTATCACGGTACGATTCTATAAACGAATAATCGGATGTGTCGTATTTTTTATCAAAGTATATTGGAAGACCGCTATCATTGTCTTCTTTCAATGCATCTTCATATGGATAACTCTTCGCTAATACTAAACCAAATCGTTTACGACTATCATCCGCTGCAGTACCTGAACTCGAATCTGGGCGCATTGCACCTTCTTTTTGTAATTTTTCATTTTGCTCGTCCAGTACTAAATTAAAATCAAATGGCGTGATTAAATCAGCCGTCGTTATCGCAATCGCATCCATATATAACTTAGCATAATCGATGGACAACATTTTCGAGAGAAGTTCAGACGATGATAATAATTTGTCGTTGTACTCAGTTTGGTCGGATAATCCTGTTGCGTAAGCTCGACCGCGCATCTGTTGCCGCTGATTCGCATCCATACCTTCAAGTTGACCAGGCGAACCAGCTGATCCACCAGAACGCACCTGTATATCCTGAAAACCATACGCTTTAAATACATCAGAATCCATCATTTTACCAGTAACAATTAATTTATATAGAAAAGAGACACCAATATACCGAATATGATACTTGTATGCACGCAATTTGCTGAACTTACGATAATTTGTCGCATAATTTCGTTTATATTCCAATATACGCTCAAACAAAAATGCAACAATTTCGTCATACTGTTTAACATTCAGATCCTCTTGGTAAATAAGAAACGGCTCGATATACGAAAGAACGTCTTGTAACGATAAACGTCCGTGAATATATTTTCGCATCATTTCGAATATATTTTTCGTTTTCGGAACAATTACTTCTAAAAATTTACGGTATTTATCTCGTTCGTCGAGAGATGGATCAAGAACGAAATTCTTAATACTAGTAAGAAAATTATGACTGTTCATATCGAGAGATTCCTTTAAATCCGAAATTTCGTGAGTTGTTATAGACATTGTTTGGCGCAACATTTTCCAGTAATGAACATGCTGTGTATTCAAATTACTCTTGTCCATTATATTGGTATTCGGTAGTGTGATACGCGAATAATAAATAACTGGTTCAGGAAAAGTCATAAATCCGGTTACATTTATACTATCGTTCGGCGTTAAAGATGTGAAATCTGCCGACATTTTTGCACCGCCTCGTGTGTTTCGCAATGATAGTTTCGAGAGACCAAGATTATACTTCTGAATCACAAATCTGCGCTGTTTTAATTTCTCATTTTGCACAACAGATGAACATAAATCGTCCAGATTATCTATAACAGTAGTGAAATTATCGTATACCATTTTTGTGATAATAACGTCGCGTTTTATTCGTGGTTCTAATTGCGGAGTAAAATAACTAGACGTTAAATTCGTCATATATTGTGGATACGTTAATGACCCATCAAGCCATCGTCTTTGTAGCGCATTCTCATCATCACGTTCATCCTGAATAATACGCGCATCAATATCCATCTCGTTCGCCTTCTCCGCATCTACTGGTATATCAAAAATAACCTTTCGGGTCTTCACAATCGGAATGATCCAACTCAATGAACGATTCATTTTTACAAGTGATTCAACGAGTGGTCGATAGTTCGCGGTTTTGGGTTTAGGTATCGCTGGATTTCCTACTTTATCTATTTCTGAAAATTTATGGCGTAGTTCTTTAAATCTCTCGACCATCTTTTGTATATTTGTTAAAACCTGGCGTGTTTTCTCTGCAGATGGAATATTTGTGAGTAAAGTATCCATTAAATCATCACATTGTTTGTCCAAGTTATATCTTCTATTTTCATCAGGAATATCAACTGTCTGAACCAGAACATCCAGAACATCACCAAATTGAATTTGGTCGGCTTCAATTATGATGGATTTCAATTTCTCTCGAATTGCCGGAGGAGCAACGTACGCCTTATCGGTAGATAATAACGAGGAAGGCATTGTTGTATCCGATATTCCAACGGGTTGAACATCTATATTTTCTCCTTTTCCTAGACTGTTTGAGATATTCTCTCGCATTCTCGCAAGACGCCGTTCTTCTCTCGATGATGGCGTTTGTACTTCTTCTTGTTCTTCGCCGGCTTCTGCTGCTGCGCGAGCTTGACCTTGCGCTCCTTCTGATGTTTTTCTTAACAAGCTAACTTCGGTAGACGACGAAGGAACAATATCTATAGATGATTCATCAGCTTCACTGGAACTAGAAATATAGGAAGCTGGAGGTTGTCGAATATTAATTTCTTCAATGGGCAAATCTTCTGGAATACCCTTGTATGCGAAATTAATATAAATGATATCATCCTCAGGATATGTGCGTATTTCGATCATATCTTCTTCAAGATCAGTAATTAAACCAGTTATTACTGTTGGAAGATCGCCGCCAAACTTGATATCAACCCAAGTCGATACTACTAAATGATTTTGGCGAGCATACCCCTTTTCTTCCGCTCTACTCAATAGTTCCACATTAGTAATACTTTCATCAGTTAAATTACCGGTTGCATCTATCATTAGCGTGTATTCATTCAATTTATCAACGTTGATTAATTTTACTCTTCGGGGTGAAACATAATCGACTAAAAACATATTATCGTGAATATCGCTATTTGATGGAGCGATGATTCGAATAATATCACCTAACTCTAACAGTAGCGACATCACATCTTCGCCAGGTTGTTCTTCTTCGCCTTCCTGACGTTCTATCTCATCTATCTCTAAAACTGGGTTTGTTTCCACAATTTGTTCAGGGTTTTCACGTTCTTGTAGCCCCTCCATTGTTTATATATTTGTTTATTATAATAATGAAATATTTTTTATATCCAAATCTAAATAGCAAGAATATGATGGTAAACAAATATAAAGATAATGTATTCTACTATGTAGAAGGATATATTCTATTATTCTATTATTTACTACATGTTTGCTGTGTCTTCAAGTGAGTTTGCCGGTCTTCCGGATTTTATTGAAAAGGTTCGTACTACTGCTACTGACTCCGAAAGTAGCGTATTCACTTCTAATATGGATGAATTGCGAAAATGGTGTACTGAGCAAGGGATGTCGGTTCATTATTCTAAAACGCCTGTTGGTGTATTTTATACTTTAAAGTATGACCGTGCTAAATTGAATGTGGATAAATACGGTACTCTTGGTAGATTTCGGTCAGTAGTATTCGATCACACTGGAAAGATTTGTTCAATCGCGCCGCCCAAGATGTTGAAGATTGACGATACGCTACAAAATGTTGCTGTGAATTCTGCTGGCGGATATCTTAATGCGGAAGAGTACGTAGAAGGTGTGATGTTTAATTTGTTTCATTATGAAGGAGCTTGGTGTGTTGCGACCAAAAGTTGTGTTGGGGAGGTTTCTTATGATCATATGGAGGAATTAACGAGTGATAAAGGCGCTGTCGCGGATGAAGAGACGTCTTTGGTGGAGGGAGAAGTATTGGCGGATTCGGGTGCGGATGCGGGTGCGGCTGCAGGCGCGGGTGCGAGTACCGGCACTGTATTTCAGCGTTTGCCGGTTCAGGAGGTTTTGCGTCGTCGTATCTGTGATTCGTTATCATTGCTCACAAATGGATTGAAGACAGTTCCTACTCAATATTGCTATAGTTTTGTTCTGCAACATCCTAAAAACCAAATAGTCAATATGATTACTGAGCCTAAAATTTTTCTCATCGCAGTATATGAGTTGTCTGTATTGGATGGTATTACGAATGCGGTAAGACTTGATCGCGACATTTTTTCGACGTCGTTTTCTGGCGCAGTATTTAATATGCCGAGCAGTTTGACGTGTGTCGCTGACTCTACAGATGATACTACTGCTACGTTTACGCCTCATACAGTTGCGGATTATTGTAGGATGTATGGTTCGCAAGAAACAATGGGTGCTACATTGCCCGGTGTTGTTTTCAGAGATGGAGATACTGGGGTTTGTTACAAGCAGCGTAATCCAAAGTACGAGAGTGTGAAGAAGCGAAAGGGTATGGAACAAAAGCTTCTTTCTCAGTTTTTGTATTTGAGAAAGGATCGTAATATCGACGAATATCTGAAGTATCATCCTCAACATAATAAGGTATTTAATGATTTTCGTGAGCGTTTGCACGAGTATACATTGAGATTGTATGTTGCATACATCGATCATTACGTGAAGAAGGATAACAAGCCGCTTAAAGATTACCCCCGTGAGCTGAAAACGCATATGTATAAGATTCATTATACCGTGTTTTTGGCTACGATGAAGGAAGCCGGTGCATTTGTTACTAAGCATACAGTGATTAATTATGTGAATAATCTAGCACCAGCACAGCAATTGGCGTGCTTGAATTTGATTTCGAGTCCTAGTAGTTCTACTGTAGGAGAGCAGCGTGTTAAACGATTCGGGAATCCAAATTTAGATAACACATCACGAGACTATCAACGCGGTCGTGGCGGTAGCACACTGGCGGAACGTGGCGGATTTAGAACATCAAGGGGAAATAGTAGAGCGCAAGATACGGTTGTTCTTACCCGTACTATGTCTTCTTATGATGCGGGTGCGGGGCAACGAGGAAAAAAATTCAACGGTCCATCTAGTGGTGTAGTTAGAGTGCATAATCAGTTCTCTGGACTGAACGTGGAAGAGTCTTCATAAATAAATTGATTCACAAATAAAATTGAAATAAAATTGATATAAATAGTAAGTATCTTATTAATATCAATTGGCGAATATGAGCATTCTACCACCAACACCACCTTCCACTCCATTTCCAGAAGACACATCATTGTATTTTGGGTGGTATTCCCAAGCATCACAACAATTACGCATATCAAATCCAACGACACATTTACATAATGGGAAAATAATTATGAGTCCGCCATATATGTATTGGACACAAGGCTATCGAAAAGTGCTTGTTACAGAAGTCACACACTCAAGCATTCCAACACCGCGTCAGGTAAAAAATGGCGATATTTATCTAGGACAGGTAGATAATTATTGGGGAAGATCGTATACTCGATTCGCCGAGGATAAATAAAAAATCACTAAACACGTTAAAACCGAATAGTAGCACCGACCATTCCGCCAACACTTGGACGTCCAGACCAGCCGCCACCAACTTGACCTTGGACAAAAACATTTCTGTTTTCGTTACCGAAAGTCACACGCCCGGTGCCGTTATAGCCTTGATTATTTGCGCTGATTGAGCCGGAAAACCCGGCAGGAGATGTACGCGGGTTTGGATTCGTAAATTGAAGAGATTGCATAGAAGCGAATGATAATGATATTCAAAGAGTAGGTTATAATAGTAATGGAGAAAATAGTTTTATGTTGGTTTTCTGGTAGTGCGACGATGGCGGCGTTTTGTGGATTTGCGGTGTTTAGTTGGTTTGCGACGCTTCGTTACGCGTTTTTTAGAGTAACGGGATTTACCTCCTATATTTGTTCCTATATTTGTTCTAGGAAGTGGAGGAGAATCGCCTAGTATTCCAGATCTTTGAATCAGATTATTAATAGCACTAAGAGGCACATTACCTAACCATTCAACCGTAACACCATTTTCAAGTTTATTCGGATCTATAACAAATATAGGACGTTCGGATAGACGACGTTCAATAAAATATATATTTTCTCCAATATCTATATTTCCTCCAATAGGTTCGCCTTGCTCATCAACGCCTACATGATAATAGTAAACTGGTAAATGAGGACTAACGAAACCATCAGCACGAACATCGAGGGGAATGTCGGGGTTAGGGGACGGGGGGAGCGTCATAATCATAATTTTTTTTGAAAAAATTTCATTTAATCCTGATTTTTCGGACTCAACAACATTAATCAAAAATACAACTTTATTACCGTATCTTTTACAAAGAATCTGTTTTGTTAGTTTGTTATTTATGCTTTTTTTTAATGCTCTCCACCCCGCCGCCACCGGCGCAAAACCCCCAATGTTATCCACATCTACCAATATGTCAGTACCAGCTTCTAAACCGGCTACTACCCACTTGTCTGAATGATCATATTTACCTAAATTTTCTAAAAAGGATCCTAAACCCTGATAGTTCGATTCAAACGATGAAAACATACTAACTTTTTTTAATGTGGTTGGAATTACATCATCATTATATTCCGGTATCTCTGAAATATATTTTTGGTTGTCTTTATTACGACCGGTAAAATATTGAGTAAGTGCTGGATCATCGTGTTGAAGAAGTGGTTGAAGTGATTGTTGTTCAAGTGATTGTTGTTGAAGTGATTGTGGTTGAAGTGATTGTCGTTTACTGAACAGTTTACTAAACAGTTTACTAGACATATTATCTATATACATAACACAATATATTATTTAATTTATTTAATTTCGGGGGGGGCGCCCCCCCCCCGCCC